GCCTTCGCATTAGCGAGGCACGTTACGCTGTCCTGACCTCCAGACAGCACTACCAGGGCAGTATCCTCTTTCAATTCGATCATATCAATTCTCCTTCTTAGAGAGTAGGGGGGGGGTTAGTAACCTTAGTTGATCAATTGCTCGATACGTTTAAGGTTCTCAGGTGAGCTGAGGTTCTCATAATCGTCCCTTTCAATTGTAGGGAACACAAAACGAATGGGCGTAGTAAGTTTGTAGGCCCTCCAGGCAAGAGCGATTGCCTCCGCATAAAACTCACTAGCGCAAACAACCTTAAGGTGCGGGTTGGTAAGAAAGTAAGCTCCCACCTCCTTAAAAACCCTCCAGTGCATCGGTATTCCTGCATCGTATTCAGGAGCTTCGGAGTACAGGAACTCAGGTACAAGGCCAAGCACCCCGCTAACTACACAGACATACCAGGAGTCATCCGGAAGCATCTGTGCCAGCAGGGCCTGCTCCTCATTGGGGTAAGGTTTATCTGCTGAGCAGGGAACAAGCAGCACCTTATTCTTCCCTCTTGGTACCTCAAACGTGTAAAGAGTCCTCAGGTAACTCAACACCTCAGGTCGGTATTGGGATGCGTTGGTTGTTATCACCAAACCATGAGGCTCCTTTATGCTTGTCTCCTGAACTGCGCATAGCTCAAGCCTGCGCCTTTCAGGCACCCAAACGTTATCAATGCGCCACAGTGCGTCGGAGCACTCAGGCCGCACTGTACTCAGAACCTCGATATCGGCTCTGGTAAGGTAAGTTATCTTGCCTCGACCTTCGATAGCTCCCTTTACCAGGGGGCAGCTGGCAAACTTACTTGTAAGCGGCCCCTGAATATCTGCTCTAAGGTAAAACAGCACTGGTGCCCAGCTAGCAGGCACGTTGCACACAACTACCTTAGAGCCTTTAGGAAGCTTGGAAATATCCTCAAACAACTGCATGTAGTTACCATAGGTATTCCCATAACTCGCACTACCTTGCCCTAAGTATTCGGAGGCATCAAAGATATGCATTGAGAGGTACTCCTTAACGAGGGTGTTTAGTAGTGTGGCTTGCCTTAATGCTCGGGGTTTCCCACACGTTAACAGTTACGGAGAAGCTGGGGGCATCAGAGTTTACCAACCCCGCTACCTGGTGACAGAGGTATTCCGCCATCAGCTCCGCAGTCACTCGGTAGTGGTTACCCACGTTACCCACCTCGTCGTAGGAAACGAACTCAGGTTTCAAGGTGAGATTTCGGTTGTTCCACTCCACCTCCAGCATATTAACCAGGCTCTCGTCCTCAATGAGGTACTGGTTATTAAGGTCAGCAAGCTCCGCTTGTGTAGTCAGTGCAACCTCAACCTCGATAATAAAGTTGTGCCCGTGCACTTGGTTAGCCAGGATGTTATGCAGAATGTCGAAGTCCCTACTTGCCATAGCCTCCGCATAATCAGTGTAGGTGTCCCTGTTGTTGAAGTGGGAGCACTGCAGCATGTAGGAGCGAAAGTAACGTTGCATTATCTTTTCCTATAGGTTTGGGTGATCAGATTTTTATCAGGTCCAGGAATTCCTGCTTAACGTGAGGCTCCCGGAACACCCCACCGAGGTGGTTTGTAACCATGTCGGAATGCTGCTTCGATACCCCACGGCCGCACATGCAGAGATGCTTGCTGGCAATCACGCAGCCGGCTCCCTCGATGTCTTCATGTTCCATCAACGCATTAACAACCGCAGTGCCCAGGCGCTCCTGTACTTGCAGGCGGCGTGCGAACACATCAAAGAGGCGCGCCAGCTTGGAAAGCCCGATAACCTTGAAACCTGAGCTGCTGATATAGGCAACGTGCGCGGTGCCGAAGAAGGGAAGCATATGGTGCTCACAGGTTGAGTAGAACTCAATCCCTCGACAGATAGCCATCGCGTCGTAGCGTTCCCCTTCCTCGAGGTCAAACACCTTGAACACGTCCTGAGGGTCCTGATTGTAACCTGCGAACAGTTCCCCATAGGACTTTACGACGCGCTCCGGAGTTTCGATGAGCCCCTGGCGATTGGGGTCCTCGCCGATATACTCGAGGATATCGTGAACACCGGAGAGGGCTGCCAGCCGCTTGCCTGACTCGGACCCGATCAGGTCATCCAAGGTGTTACACCCGCAGGAGCCGCACTCGCCGCTGCATCCTGTTGCTGCCTTCTTTTCTTCCACCACGGGTACGGGTACTTCGCCTTTTTGCGGTTCGTTGCCTGCCATCTTTAACGCTCCTTAGCTCTTGCTTACAAAATGATATTACTTGGGATTTTGATAACTCACCTGGGTCCTCTACGCCCTTAGGCAATGCGCTGATGCCTATATTTGGCAGGATAGATAAGTCATCGAGAATGTCCTGCTGCTGAGCAATATAACCTTCGTCAACAACAATACGGACAGCCTCAAAACTTTTAGATAAATTCAGAAGCAGCAACACTTGTGCCTCAGACACTGAAACCGTGGATAAACCCACGGACCTACAACCTAAATGCCTTCCGTAGAAGTCCAACTTAAGTACATCGATAGGCCCCTCTACAACAAACAGGACCTTACCACCAGCTTGCGCTAGGTTTAAATTGAAAAGCGTATGCTTACTATGGATATACGCTTCATTCTTATTAACTTCCTTGTACCTAAGACCTGAGCTTTTATACAACGACCTACCACTAAAGGTTACCAGCTCGTGATCGAGGTTGTAGTAGGGAAGGATCAGTCTTCTTTTAAACTTACCTAGCATTGCATACCTAAGTTTATAGGTACGAATGACGGAATCCACATCTTGTGGTTCAAACCCTCGGGATACCAGGTAATCTTTAAACTTCGTTTCGGCAGTGTACTTACCATTGAATTCCCGGACACCTTTAGCAAAACCGAAGTTATTCTCGGGAACCTCGGAACGCTGCTCCTTATTTTTGAAATAGGAGCCCTCTGCTAATAGATGAAGTAAATCCTCATCAATGTCCCCACCTTCCTTACCAACTATCCTTAGGGCTTCTTCGTGGGAGCAATGGATAAGCGCTTTTATTAACCTTACGGGACTTTTGCCCCTATGATTTTTATCCCGCCAACAGGCCCACATTGACGACTGAGGCTCGATGCCCATATGGTGGGAAGGATCATTGGGTCCACAAAACGGACACTTTATATTTACGTTTCCTCTAGCAACATTAGGACCTGAGTCCACGTATTCGATATTATGCTTATCCAAAAATGAAATAATGTCAAACTTAGCCATTTTACCCAACCAAAAGAGGTACTCGAGTATTGAGAGTTTCAGTGCCCGTTATAATTGAGCTAAACAGATCCTCGCCCTCTTTGAGGTAGTCGAGGATCTTTATCTCAACACTGTTGCCCGTAACAAAATCTACAATGAAAACCCTATCCGCCTTTTGCCCTGGGCGCTGTACCCTCTTAACACACTGCTTTCTATAGATTGGGGATACCGGGCTTTCATAAAAACCTAGGTACTTAGCCATCTGGAAGTTACCACCAACCCCCGCGGACTTCCAATGGGAAAGCAGGACACGTATTTTGGGGTCCTTCTTAAACTTGCGCACTGCCTCGATCTTTTGAGACTTACCTCCCTTCTTATCTACAACGCTGAAAGTTATTTTTTCTTTGGTAAGCCGCTCGCGCAGCATGTTGCGGGATTCGTCAAGCTCAAAAAATACCAGCATCTTTTCATCTTCTGGTAGCTCGTGAAGGAATTCAACCAGAGCATCTAACTTAGGTACGCTAGAAAACCTTATGGCAGACCTACCTGTAGGCGTCTTAGCGTAAAGAAACCCGGAGCATACCTGGCGCAGCTTGATAAAGCTTGCCTCTACCTCAGTATCCTCTAGGGACTTACCTCGTGCAATCTCCTGTAGAGTTTTATTTGCAGGTTTGTAGTAGCTATACGCTTCCTTAGTGAAAGGCACCACGATGCGCTTTTCTACTATTGGCGGTAGGTCTGAACACTCCCAATCCTCGTATCTGAGGCTACGGTTGCCCAAAATCCTGAATAGGTCATCCTCCATCCGCCGATCAAACTTATAATCGTTCCACCCACCCCACGCTACTTTCTTATTGAAAAACACATTCCGAAACATGGAGTAAGAACCCAAGGTATCCCCATGGTCAACGAAGTGGAACTGGGACCATAGATCAGCAGGGTTCCTACCAAATGGGGTACCCGTACCGCCGTACCTTACTTTTATCTTGGAGGATAGCGCCATGCATGACTGGTAATGAAGGCTTTCCCAATTCCTAATCTCGTGGGTTTCATCAGCAAGTAAACAATCAACGTACTGCAACATGGTACCTGCAAGCTTCGACGATACCTGCATCCTGTTTTTCTGTGACTTGTGATCGGTTACGAGATTGCAGAGCATGTGCATAAGGCCCGGATAGGTAACACCAACGATGCACTGCTCCGGGGAACTATCAAGCAGATCCCACTTCTGCTCAGTTGAACCCACAAGAGGAATAAAGGGATAATGGCTATGAACCCTTGCATCATCTTCCCAACCTTCTAGGTTTATATCACTAGGTACTATGGCTAGGGCTCTTCGGGAACAATCCTCAGTAACAAGGTTGAAGTGATACCAATCAAGATAGATTTTGGTTTTACCGGTACCCATATCGAGGGACATAAAAAAGTTGCCCTCGAGGGCGCCAGCCACAAAAGTAGCTAGTTGGTGCAACCAGGGTTTTGTTTTCCAGTCAATAGCTTCTTTGCCAAAACCTTGATCTGTAATCACGTCCCTAAGCGTGCGCATAAGCGCGGGCCTACGCCACGTCTTGAGGGTGCGCCAATCCTTAAGCTCCCTTTCATCCAAGTAATAACGAATACCAGCGGCAGAGACTCCCATTAGCTGCCCTCCGAGGATTCAGTGCTATCCCCTAGGGCTGCCCAGTACTTAGAGGTCATCAAGCGGGAGCCCACACAAAACTGACCCATCTGATAGGCCTGGCTGATCATAAGCGTATTACCTACTTCATCGTTACGGTGCTTAGCGATGAATAACCTAGCGATGCCCATCCTACGCTCCGCAGCTGTTTGGTTATAACTGAGGATCATGTCCGAGGTCGCTGCTTTCGAGTAATCCTCCCCCAGGTGCTGCAACGTGATTACTTTGGCTACCTCCCCTGATCTGTTTGACTGAGATGCGGTAACCATTGAGGTGTCCCGCTCTACACCCAGCCCCCGTAGGTCCTTGTATATCTGACCTATATCCGTACGCAGCCTAGAGGAGTCCACCTTCATGAGATCCGCATAGTCTACCAAAATTATGTCGGGAACGAAGCCCTCGGAGCGCTCGAGGCGATCGATGTAGGCATGCAGCCCTGATATGGTTAACTGACCTGTAGGAAACTGCTTAATAACAAGCTGGAACCTACCATGGATGCTATTTACTTTTTCTGCAAGTAACTTATTGATCCCTGGGTCCGCCAATGAAGGGCGCACTAAGTCCACTTCACCGAAGCCTGCAAAGGCCCCGTCAAGCTCCTCAAGCAGCGTATACCTAACATCTGGGTCACGCTTGGCAATTGAAAAAAGCGCTTGGGTATATCGTTGGGCACAACGTTGCTCCGACATCTCAAGCGTTACATGCAAAACTCGCTTGCGATTAAGTAATGCGTACTTGCCGATATGAATAAGTGCCCAAGACTTGCCGCGGTTAGGTGGTGCTAGGATCGTTAGCAACTCCTTCCTAACTGGCCCGAACTCTATCTTCTTGAGGTAGTCAATACCCATAGGAATAACATCTATAGGTTTGGTAGTTGCTGTTACGAACTGCCCTGGATTTCTATGCAGCATCAAACCAGGGGTAAACGCTGCGAGGTCCTTTGTTCTAAGGACCTCCGTTAATGCATTCTCCGCCTCATCCGCAGCACCTTCCTGCAGGTCCCTTGCTGCATCAGTAATGGCCCGCTTTAACCTCTGCTCCCTTACAAAGCCACGAAGCCTTGAGAGCACGAACTCAATGTTTATCGTGTCCCTGAGGAAGTACAGGTTGTCAATTACCTGCCCGTAGAGTTCCGACTTCTTCTCATCCCTACCCTCTAGCACATCCGCAAAGAGATCAGGCAAGTGCTCCTTGGGAGTCTCCCGGTATTGGTCGTAGTAGCTGATGCACTTGTCCGCAACTTCCCTATAGATTTCGGAACTGAAAAGATCCGCATCTACTGACTCAACGATTATTGAGGCAGCGCTGTCGTGGAATGCCAAGCACGCAAGTAGGTTTTCCTGGTGCGCGCTTGAAAGCCTATCGTTTTTCATACTGTCAGTGACTCCGCATGATACCTATTGCAGCCTCAAGCATTGGGTTAAGCTCGATGCCAAACTTATTTAGAAATACGCCTACCTTTCTAGTTAATACGCCGCGCTTAGGCAGCTCAGGTATCCTTAACTTATCGGTACCAGCTATGAAGTGCACAGGGGGTGGGAGTGCAGCTAAGGGCAGGTTGAATTCAACCAGGTCCCAGTTATCAAGTATCTTCTGTCCGCGCTTTGACTTGAGGCATGCAGCGGTATCAGTTATGTACTGAATTGCAGTCTTCTCCCCTACCCCATCGATACCCTTTAACCCGTTGTGCCCTCCTGTTATTGCTTGAACAAGAGGCCATTGACTTGGGTCAAGGTCCTGGTAATCTCTTTTGAAGGTGGCAATGGTATAGGGCTTTCTCGTACCCCTGGGACCTCCTCCTTTCATCATGTACACCTTGTCGTTAAGCAGAGAGTACAAGTCAGAATCGTTAGCTCCTATTGCAACCTCCTCAAACTCGTGCTGGTGATTGAGCGCTAGTAGTGCCGCAATGTCGTCAGCCTCAAGTCCCGGGATGCCAAGGTAGCGAATACCTGCAATATCCATAAACTCAGCGCCGGCCTTTTTACCGATGGCGATTGAGGCCCCCAACCACTCATCCATAGGCTCCTTTGATCGTGATTCCTTGTACTGTGGATATACCAAGGACCGTGCATAGGGTTTGGTATCCAAGCAGACAACAGTGACTCGCGGCTTAACTTGCACCACGAGGTTTGCAAGCTGCATAAGGAACCCGTACAGGGCTCCCGTGGGTTTGTTGTTATGAGATAGCAGCTTGTTAACGTGGGCAGCTTTGTGCAGTAAGCTGCTGAAGTCAACCAGCAATAGGGTCCTGTTGGTAATCATTGCGGACCCTCGTTGTAGGGAACCTCCTTGGTAAAGTCAAAGCCCCTGTCCTCTTCATCACGGAACCTTACTGAGGGCGCCTTCTCTGAGGATTCCTCAAAGATATACTTATGCGCCTGAATGTTTACCCCGATTCCGAGCGAGGTAAGTCCCCATCCTCCCCTGCAGGACTTCAAGTAGTGAAAAATGGCAGCAGGAGTAAGCTCTCCCCCATGCACCGGGGAAACAAAGCAACGCACCCCAGGGTTGTGGTACACGTTACGAATAACGTTAACAACGGAGATCGCATCCTCAAGCTCCTCTTGTGAGGCTACTACAAACTTGATTGCATCCCGATCGTCGGTATCTACGAGTATGCTTTTACTTACCTGGCCCTGCAGCACCCCGGAAGAGGGCATCTTGTAATCAGCAATGATCGACAACGGGAACCGCATTGAGTTGCGGTAAGCGATCAAAGGACCCACGTCATGGGTACCAGAGGTCTCAATGCTTACAGGAGCCTCAAGGTAGTTCCACAGTGAATTAACCAAGCGGTTAAACACAAGGCCACTTTGGTGCAGCGGCTCCCCTCCAGTTACAGTGGCCTTCACATTACCCCTAACCGCATGCGGAGGTACGAGCTGGTGTACCATCCCCATTATCTGCTCAACTGTGAGGTCCCGACCGCGGTTAAAGGACCAGCTGTATCCGGTATCGCACCAGGGGCAATGAACCCCGCACCCACCCAAGCGGATAAATACAGAAGGCTGCCCTTGACAAAAAGGCGGAGCTGTAACTTCCCCATCAATCGTGAGGAAGATAGAAAGTACCCGCAATTTATTTTCGGAGAGGCCCGGAAATTTAGTTCTGTCTATATCGTGCATTTTACATTTCCTCTAGGTTGATCAATTTACATTCCGACGTGTTTGGGATAATGATAAGCATTCTCCTTCCTAAAGCTGCCCTGGGAAGCCCTGAGCGGTCCCAGGAGCCCTTAGGAAGAAGGTTGTTGCTAGCGTATTTCCTTCCTGGAAACTGCTGCCAGGAGCGCGAGGAGAAAGCCCTATGCACAATCCCAGCTTAAAGCCCTGCCCAGCTAGCGCCTGAGCCCGCAGGAGCCCGAATCTGGCTAGTGCTGTGCGCTGGCAGCTTGAGCGCCTAACAGCAGCGGAGGAAGCAGGGGAATAATAACTTGGGAACGCAAAAAGAGGCCCCCTACCCGAACCTGTAAATAGGTAGGTAGGGGGCCTCTAGGTTTCTCACATCAAACCCTTACGGGTTATCAATGATTACTTGCGGCTCCGAGTGGAGCGACCGCGGCCACGGCTGGCCGGCTTGGCGGCTGCCTTCTTGGCAACCTTCTTGCGGGTGCTGGCACCGCGGGCCGAGCGCCCACGGCTGGCCGGCTTGGCTTCGGACTTCTTGGCCTTCTCGGCAACGGCTTCGGCAACGGCGTCGGCGAAGTTCTTCAACGTGTCGAACAGTTCCTTGCCCAGGTCGGCGTCGTCGATCTCCTTGGCCGCCTTGGCCTTGGTGGCACCGTCGAGGATTGCAGCGGAAACCAGCTCAACATCACCAATGGACAGGCCGGGGGCTTCCGGCTCCTCGCCTTCTTCTTCGCCCTCGCCTTCTTCCTCGCCTTCTTCGGCCGGCAGCAGGAAGCATTCATCGATGTCCTTGTGGGAAAGCTTCACTTCTTCCTCGCTTTCCGGCAGGAACAGGACAACAGCACGGGAGGTGCAGTCGACGACCTCACCCTCGTACTCGTCCTCACCGACCACGATCAGGGCGCCGTCGCCCTCTTGCAGTTCCTTGGATTCGACCGGCTCCAGGTCGTCCTCGCCTTCTTCCTCGGAGCCACCGTCACCGGCGACCAGGGTAACCGCCTTGATACGGGTGAACTTCATGCTGACGCGCTTGCCGGAATTGTCATCGCGAACCGAAAAGCCATCATCACGCACGTCCTCGACTTCGCCTTCGACCGGCTCACCGCGCATACGTTCGACCACCACGCGGTCACCCTTCTGGACTTCTTCCGGATCGACTTCGGAGCCGTCCTCGCCTTCGCCCTCGCCTTCTTCTTCACCCTCGTCGCCCTCGCCTTCTTCTTCGCCCTCGCCTTCTTCCTCGCCTTCTTCGGGCGCGGCACCGGTGACCAGCTCATCGATGGAAGGAACATCTTCCAGGGCCTCGTCGTTGATAGCGTCGGCGGCGCGGTTGTACCAGTCCTGAATTTCCGGGGCCAGCGCTTCCCACTCGTCGTCGGACAGGCCGGCAACCGACTTGCACAAGCGGCGGATGAACTTCATCTCATCCTCGCGAGCGCTCTGCGGCTTCTGGCCGGTGACCTCCAGGAGCATGTCCAGGTTGGTGTCTTCCTTCTTGGCTTCCGGCTTGCTGCGGCCGCCGCGACGACCACCACGGGCCTGCGTAGCTTTGGCGGCTGCCTTCTTGCGGGTACTTGCGCCGCGGGTCGAACGAGTAGTGGTATTGGTTTTTGCAGTACGTCGTGCCATGATTGCACTCCTTTTTGATTGAATAAATAACACGTGTTATCCGAAGTTAGGATTTCCTTCCTTCAGAGAATAGATACGCCTACCTTGGCAAAAAGATCCTTCCTACAGGACCCTTCAACAATCCTCCTTGATTATCGTTGCACTTCCGCATAGGAGTTTGAGGTCTCCCAAACTCGAACACGCGTGACTCTGATTGGTGAATATTCCTCCTCGCCTGCGGCTCTGTCCAAAAGCATCTGCACAGCCTTAAGGGCATATCGTGCATAGTTTTCCGCGGTGGTATTCCACGGGGTTACCAGGACCCGCTGTTGGTGCAGGGCTGCATTAAGGCTTACCGCAAGGCTTGCGACATGCGGATCCTTGTCCCAAATAACCAGGGAGTGATCGAACACATCGAACACCGCTTCCTTGATTGCTGCCTTAAGGTCCCCGAAGTCAACCCCAATCCCTGGCGTGGGGCTTTCATCCGTGGTGCCATCAATGAACCCCACAGGAGCCTCAACCTCGATCTCCCACCGATAGCTGTGGCCGTGGATGTTGGCGCACTTCCCTTCGTAACAACCAAGTCGGTGCGCCGTTTCAGTTTCAACAACCTTGCAAACCCGTACGAACGGAGTATCGGCAAGATCGGTCGTTGCTAGCCTAAGCAAGCTATTCATCTTTAAGTCCTCTTAAGTAATCCCTGGTACGCTCCGCAACCCCCTCAGTAACATCGAGGGCCTCCATAAGGAACCCGTCACCATGGAGTTTCATCTTACCGCGTTCCTCCCAAGCAGTTCCTATTTGCCGGAGGACTTCAGGCTTTGTATGAATGAAAAAGGAAAGCACTGACCTAACTTGGTCATCAGGAGCCTCGTCCACAATATCCGATAAACTTTGGGAGTCCGTAACGACCACTTCAGGTACAGATACAGCGGTGTCTTCATCTGAGGCTAAGCTACTTTCGTAAACCAAGGATCGGCGGTGCTTATGCTTCCTAGCCAGGTTAGTAATGTGATTCTGCAATGCGGACTTGAAAAGCCCCATGAAGTGCTTTTGAGATGTGACGGTAGCCCGATAGGTATTCCGAACCCTCGCAAACACCAAGTAGGCCTCCTGCAATGCTTCCTCTAGGTCCTGGTACTCGTGCTTGATCCTCCAAAATTGGGAGCTAAGCAAATTTACTGCATAACCCTTGATCGGACCTTCCCAAAGTATCAGAACAACTCGCTTCTTCTTACTACCCATAACAGCCTCCTTTACTGCCTACGTTTCCGTATCGGTAGCTTGGACCCTTTGAGCTTTACCCTCTTAGGTTTCGACCCTGAGGAAGCATCCCCTGCTTTAAGCTGTACCCGCTTCCTCCCAGTGGAGTCCTTGAGAGGTACCCGCTTCTTACTGTTACCAAAAGGAACCCTACGAACCTTTCCCAATGCGCGATCGGAAAAGGTGCGGCCAGACACGCGACTGATCCGCTTTCCTTGCACCCACGAATAAGGCCAAAGTTGTTTAGACCCATCCGCTGACCAGGCCCCTACAACGTTTTTTGAGCCTACGTCATATAGCTGTACGGAACCATAGGGACCCGCCTCAATCACTCCGAGGCATTTGCAACCCCCGAAGTGACCTTTCATTTTGTCAACTGCAAACTGTTCAGTTGCCATTGAAGCCTCCTCTCTAGCAATAAGTGTTGGTTAAACGATAATCCTGCCCTGCGCCTTCAGGTTGCGTACTTGCATGAGGAGCGAATCCAAAGCATCCCATGCCTCGTTTTCCTGATGGCGCCCCAAACCCCCACGCCGGAAGTTATTGTAGGTACTCGCGATACTGCTAAGCACCTGGCGGGCCTTCTTCTCACTGATAGCACCACCCTCAGTAATGGACTTGTTGAGCTTCACCCGCTTGGTACCGCTGCGCTGCTTAGCAACACTGCTAACCCGGCGGATGGGCAGCTTCCCATCTGCACTTGCTTGGGGTTCCGGATTGAGTTGCAGCGCAAGCCGGGCATCCTGCTCTGAGTGCTTGCCCTTGCATCCCTTCATAAGCTCCGGCAAGTCGGACAGCTGTACCTGGCCCTGGGCTACGGCCTCCGAAACCTTCGGGCTCGCAGCCATAAGCAGCAGCAACTCACGCGCCCTGGCTTGGGTGAGTCCAAGGTAGCCCGCTGCTTCCTTGAGTGGCATACCAGCGCTCTCTACTGAAGTGTGGAGGATGTGCGCAAGCTCCGCGGGGTGGTGGTGCTTGGCAGCAGCACGATAGGAAACGAGCCGCTGAATGTAGGCCGCTACCTCCACGGGAAGCGGTTGGGGCTCACCATCAACATAGGGGCGTGTATCAACCCATGCCACCAGCGCAGGCACCCAGGGGTCCTTGGGAATCTTGCCAGCAGCCTTACTTGCGGCACCATGCAAAGCGCGAAGGGTCCGCATGCCGTCGTACACATGCAGCGCCTCGACCCCCTTGGTCACCCGTGCCACGACAACGATCGGCTGCATTACGCGCTGGAACTCTTCCCAGTTTTCCAACAGGAACCGCTCGTAGCTTTTCATGTCCCCCATATCGAAGCGCGGGTGCTCCGCTGCCGGTACGATATCGCTCAAGTGAGCATGCAGCACCTTCTCCCCATGCTTTTCCTGCTTGAGGAGTGAAAGCTTCACTGAGCCCGTAGGGGAAAGCAGCACACCCGCACCGAGGTTCGACTGCTTTTTAGCCGGAGCCTTTTTGGTGGCCGCTTTCTTCTTGGCCGCTTTCTTTGCGACCTTCTTGGAGGTCTTGGCCGGCGCGGCAGTTGCCTTCCCCGAAAGGAGGTCGTCGATCAGGATTGAGGCAGTGTCCGCTCCGGAAGCAGCGACCTCCCCTAGCAGCCGTTGAGCCTCCCCGATTGCCGCCTTCAATGCGTCCTTGTCTTTGCCGTCAACATTGGGCACCGCGCGGATAACAGCACCGCGCACCATGTTGTAACCAGCAATGCCCTTAGTTTCCAGTACCGTTTTAACTGTCGGTACCACAGTCTCTTTTTTAGACATTCGATGTCTCCTTGAATTGATACAGGATCTCCTGCACTTTGCTTAATGGAATTACGGCAGCGTGTTCCCTAACCTTCACTACCTTTGGGTTATTCATGCGGTCGCGCTCCGTTGATACAACCACGGTGCGGAATGCCTTGAGATAGAAGTCTCGCTGCGGGTTACTAGCGCCTCCAATTACCCACATCTGATAAGTAATGGTCTCCTGTTCACTCAGATGCTCTACCTCTTCGTGAACCTTCTTTAACCCGGAGTCCCTCTTCCCTGTCACTACTACTTTAGCGTTTGGGGATTCTGCAAGCCCTACATCCTCTAGGGGTACTCGCCAGCCGGATTCGTTGCCAACGTCACAGGTCCTGATCCCGCTATGGGTGCTAAAGGTCCAGAAGTAAAGCTCACCGATCTCCTCATCCCTGAACTCTACGTCGAAGGTATGCTTACCCAAGCGCAGTACCCTCCCTATGCGCCACTTTTTGCGGCGTAGCGAACCAAAGCCCTGTGCGATTACGTAACACTCCTTAGGTAGCGTTGTAGGGCTTCCTAAGATAGGCAGGCGCCTTTTACTTAGCCGCTTTCGTGGGCTCTTCGGTTGCTGCTTCATTTTCAGCCTCCTTATTAATTTGTACCGTGGCATCGATCCGCTCAATACCCCAATCCTTGGGCGCTTGAATGCGGACGCGCGCGCTGTTCCTTGAGGTGCTGAGTAGCGTCACCGTAATCGGGCCAACGCTAAACCCTGCACCTACGCGGCGCCCCATTACGAGTGCCGTGAGTTGCTCATCTTGTTTGGTGTTCACAATCTATCGCCTCCTGATTCGATTGCGGTTTGAAGCCTTACTACCTTTGCGCTCCTCTCTGAGCTTCCTTCGGATCGCGCTCTTAGGCTTAAACACGTTTAAGTTTAATCGGATTTCGGGGCGCTCCTTAAGGCGGATCAATCCGCCAGAAGTAGCAACCATTATCGATCGGCCAGTACCGCTGGTACCCAGCTCCCGGGACAGGTCAATCGTTATTACCAACCGCTGCCCTACGCCTCTACCAACAACCTTAAAGGACATATTGCGTACGTTGGGTTGGAACTCGTCACTGTCTCCGCTTGTCATTAACCCTCCTCAAAAATATAACCGAGGGACCTAAACCTACGCCTGCAATCAGGGCACCGACTGATAAGCTCGTAAGCTGCGGAATCAGAATCCACCTTAGACTGCTCCACTTGCTTAGGTATTGGCGCGGGTGGGTGTAACTCAGGCAACGGACTGTTATGCGCGTAGCCTCTCCTTAACATCTCCCTCGTTAATACTTCATGCCTATCGTGGAGAGAGGAATACTCTAAGAGGCCTTTCTCAACAAACCCCAGCATAGAGATTCCGCTATTAATAGACCCTACAAACATATGCACTTCCACGTGCTCCCCCAACAGGTGCCTCCTGCATAAAACTTCGGGATCAATCATCCATAGCCTCATAGGTACCCACCTCTAACTAAAGTGCCCTATAGCAATACGCTTACTGCAGTGAAAACGATTACTCCTGCTATCAGCTCCGCATAGGTTGCTGCTTTACCCTTGAGCTTCCCCAACGCGAGTACGGCAGCAAGTGCAAACAGAAGTGCAGCCCCTGCCCCTACAACGATTCCGGTACTCATGGTTTATTTCCTCCTCTAAACGTAATTGTTAGAACACAAAGTCACTGGGTCCTGATGGCCGTACCCTTACGCAAATACCTGGGTCCGTATGCTGAACCTCTAGCGCAAGGAGCGTTGCAGGCCACTGATGTAGGCCTCGCTCGTAGCACTCCTCCTGGTGCCTAACCTCTCCCTCGGGAATTACACCGCAGTAAAGGCTTATCGGGTCGATTTCAGGTACATCACGATAAACCTCCATTTGGTGAAACTCGTGAAGCACATCCCTTAGGGAGCACTGTATGCAGCCATCATGCGTTATCGTAATATGTGTCATTACTTGCTTCCTCTCAATAAGGTGGGGCGCCGGTAGGACGCCCCACCAGTTACGGTAGGCTAATGCCGCGGGCTTAGTCGGCCAGCTTCACCTCACCCTTAAGCCAATCATAACGACTGATCTGCTTTTGCATGTAGCTGGGCACCTCGTGCTCAACCCGACCGCTGTACTCATCGATCAGCAAACCCACCTTGTTGAGGTAGTTGCGGGCGCGGGTATCGTTGCGCTTGCCATTGAAGGGAACCATACCGGCGTCGCGCATATGGCACAGGATATCGAACAGGCCCTGCAGGTGTTCCTTGTTCCACTTGTGACTGTCTGCAGGCAGCTTCACCATCGGCAGACTACCACGTGAGGCAGAACGGCGGCTACGAGCGCGGGTAGAACGGGTGGTTTTGTTTGCACGTTTTGCAGTAGACTTTTTCATCTTTGCGTCCTCTCTTTTAGAGATTGAAAAGGCCACGACATTGTGACCGCATAGCGCACTACCTAAGGAATGCGCTATAGGGTTCGTGATGCCGTTAAGCTCCTGGGTGCTCCTCTACAGTCCTGAACCGAATCTTTAGATCACGGCAGTTATACATAAACCTGCCCCTAGCGGTATCGATAGCGTCCTGCTTATTATCGGTGTAGTAAGCTGATTCCTCCCTGCCATCAGGAGCAGGCACCCGGTAGTCGTAACCATCGTTAGTTATCGTGATATGAGACATAGCTGCGTCCTCTCAGTCTGCGTAAAGTACCGAACCATCCTCATCGAAGTGGTAATGGTACAAGTCTGTTTTCTCACCAGGGTAGGGCTCACGGCCATAAAACAACCTGACCGCTTCCTGTTCCTGATCCCCCATCGATGACCAAACTCTACCGCCAGGGGCGTGCGCGTGGAGGTCAATTAATACAGTGGTTGCGTTGCTCATCTTTGCGTCCTCTCAAAGTGCTACGCCCCTGAGCTATCAGGGGCGCAATAGAGTTAGTGTGTAGCTGTTAAGCCTTAGGCTTGCAGCTCCCAGGTGTACTGGCCGATTTTGCTGGCGATATACTGAGGAAGCCTCAGGGTAACCGGCTTGTCGTAGTTGTCCAGCATCAGGCCTACCTTGTTAATGAAGTACTCCCCACGGCGCTTGTTACGAGCGCAGAAAGGTACCATTGCGTGGTCGCGCAGGTGGCACATTGCATCGTAAAGGCTTTGCAGCTGTTCACGATTCCAACTACCTCCAGACTTACCAAAGGTCAGGGTTTTTGCTTGCACGTTGTTGGTTTGCTTTTTCATCTTCATATCCTCAATAAAAATGTTTTGATCAATCAAGCAGCGCTCCGAAGAGCGCTGCAGGTTTGTGGTTATCACTCACCCGACGGGAGCTGATCCGCCAGTACCTCGTTGAACTCCTTGGAAGTTTCCAGGGTTACTGATACCAGCACCTCCCCGTACCGCTCGTCATTATAGGACAACTCAACGTCCTCAATGATTTTGATTGCCTTGAGTCCCGTTTCACGAAAATCAGAAGCAACGTCCATCAGGTCCTTGTCCTTCCACTCAGCACTCTCGGCGAAGTCAATCACGTCGCCGTTTTCCATAAGCACCTGACCCTTAGTGATTTCCAAATTACCGATAAGCATGACTTTCATAGCTGCGTCCTCTCAGTTGTTTAAGCACAGTGTGGGAACCCTCTCCTCTAAGAAGGCTCCCTACTGCACTCAATACAGCAAGCTGCCTGCATCCTCCAATGCTTAGCGTTAGCTTGCTGCATGAGTGAGTCCTTGTGGGCCTATATCCTTGGCCCTACTACATTGTCCCCTTTACCGACGTTATGCCGCGCCGTTCGGTCGCTGCTGTCATTAAGCTTTATAAGCTGCGTTAGCCATCTGTCACCTGGCTAAGCAAAGCTCACACATTGAAGTTACCCAAAAGCTTGCGCTTGAGGTCGTCGGTTGCATTTAAGCTAGAGCGTTTGCAGCTCGTACCCGATCAATAGTGCTGACTGTCCTTCCGGACTCCCTGCCACTCAGCGCCGTTGAGGTTTACCTGAATGTCCCGCTAGCTTGAGTCGGTATGTTGCAGCTCGATTTCCTATTAAGCTGCTTACCGGTGGAGGTTGCATTTAAGCTAGAGCGTTTGCAGCTCGTACCCTCTTCCTTCAAGCCATTGGGGATTTAAGCTCCTCAATGCAGCTAGCTGTTCAGTGGCATCTAAGCGAGCCCTGTTCGGGCGTTCCTGACAGCTACTTTGCTGAATTCTCCGGCCCCTTCCTGGAGCGCTTCCTTGCTGTACATCCTGTACCATCATTATATGCAATGATTTTACACAATGTAAAGTTTTTTAACTTGTTGTTTTTACTAGGAAAATTTGCTCGAAATAGGTACTTTAGGTAGGAGTTTTGCAGATTTTTCCGGCTTCCTAGCTCCCTGAATCAAAATTTTCCTTTACCTCCAGGAGGTAAGATTTTCGGGCTTCCTCGCTCAAGCAGCACATCCAGTAAGCCGGACTGCAGGTACCCAGGATAGGCATGGTCAACTAAGCTTGCGGTTTTGATGTAGCCCTCAAGCAGTGTACGAAGCGTTACCGGTACCCTAGCATTCTGCAGGTAGTCAACAACAACAACGCCCGCAAGCTTTGCAAGCCGCTGAAAGTTTGCCTGATTGAATAACGAGGATTCCTCAAGCAGCACCTTAAGTGATCTCGCTGCTTTGGCTAACGACTGTTTATCCCTGGAAGGAAGATAAGAAGCTCTCACACGCCCAACCGCGATTCCTGCATCTATGAGAGTGTTCTCTGCTTGATCAAGCAACAGGTCCGCAAGTGTATCCACACTCCGCTGCCGTCGCTGATTACCAGAGCCCTGTACTTCGTTGTCCTTAGCGACTGCCCCTTGCTGCTTAAGCAGTGCAATGAGTAGCCCCTTCTCTTCGGAGCTAAGCTCAGGCAGCAGGGCCTGCACCGTACTAAATGCTTTACTTGCCATGTTAACCCCTGCACTTTGCAAGATAGCGTTTGAGTTCCCTGATCCTCCTACGCAACCCTACCCGGAATTGAATTACTGTCGGATCCGCTTCCGCTAGTTGGTGAATGTTATCCAAAGCTGCTTGGTAACCCCTGTAGTATGCTTCCTTCCGATTGCGCGGTGTGGTAGTAGCTTCGCACTCCTTCCATGCTTCCAATACTGTTTTTTGACTTCCGATTACGCTCATTGTGTTTTTGGTCCTTCGCGCCTGGGCCTGCGCCTACATACAGGCATGGGCGCGCCTAACCCATACCCCCTAAAGGGGTATATGGGTTTAGGGGTTTAGGTTTAGATAAAGGCTGGTTGTTGCTTCCTTTCTTCACAGATGGAGTTGAACAAGGTCAAGTTCATATCTCCTTCCTTACCGTGTTTCTTTGCCCACAGCAGTACTGTGGTAGCTTCAAACCTTACGATGCTAATCTTATTCACTTTCTGCCTGGTAGCCTCGAGTCCCTTTTCCTTTTCCCAGTTATCAATCGAGGTCCTTGATACCGAAAAAATTTGCATCAGGTCTGAGGTTGTCAACCAAGCCCTTTTGTTGCGCTTCTTACCCATCATTCCTCCTAACAGTTAGAGGGTTTACACTTTGCAAAATATACAGCTGTACAGATAATAAAAGGGCCACCGAAGTAGCCCCTTTCAGTCAGGTTAGGATTTCTGCTTGGAAAACCTTAGCAGCTTCTCCTGCAGGTTTGCCTGCGAGATTGCGTTGCTAACATCCTTTTCCTTGCTGCCCCTCGAGGATCCGAACTCGAACTGGAAGGCGTCGGACAGCATCTTAAGCAACCAACCCACTGCAGTGCTGAGGATTGAGATAACGGATTGCAGGATAACCTTGTCGGAACCTTCAGGTGCCCCAGCCACACCCATATAGGTAAGCAGTGCGATAATTGCAACGAGGGCCGTGAAGGCAATCCCAATCATAACGTCTGCACGAGTATTCCGGTATCCTGCCTTGTGCAACTCAAGGTCCCTGCGCCTTGCATCCTGCCTATCCTGCAGGTACATATCCTCGAGTTCCTTTTCGTGGGATAGTAAGGCCTTCTTGAACTGCGCCTGCAATTCACGATCCTCCTGCAAAGCACGGAGAGCCTCAGGGGCAGCTTTCCCCGTCAATGCGGTGGCAGTGCTTACAACTTCTTCGGCTACTGCTCCTGCTTTGTCTCCTGCCACCCACTTAACGATCTGAGGCCCTACAAGCTCTGCAAGGCCCAACGCAATTGCTAACGGTCCCATTAGTTCCAACCTCCCAAGTATCGCCACCGCTTGATACTGTTTACTTCGGAGATCGTAGACCAGCGGTAGCAGGAATAGGTCCTCGGATCTACAGGGATCGGGTTAAGGCAGTCGACGATCAAACCGGGTTCCGGGAAGTAGATCATTGAGTGACCCTCGTAACTTCCTCGAGTAGGAATGTCGCATACAACAACCTGCCAATCGATACCAGCCTTGGTAGCTTCGTCAGCCATAAACATGACTGCCCCGTCGCAATCGTCATACAACTTACCTTTAGGGGTAAGCGTATAACTCCATTGATCCCTTTTTCCCTGCGCCATCATGTCCGGAACGTAGGTAAAGATACCCGCGCAGGCGTTAGCAATGTCCCGGACCTTATCGGCACTTTTCGTCATTGGGATTCTCCTGACAGTAAAGGTAAGCTCCCAAAGGAGGAAGTGCAGGGCCCCCCACCTGAGGAGAAGGTTTGGTGCTCAGAGTTTGCGAGTTGCATCCAAGCAACAAAGCCGCGAGTACTGCGATGAAAAACATCCTTTTCATTTTGATTAGCTCCTATTCCTGTTTCGTAAGTTATGAATCTTTGCCATCTTACTGGTTACCCAGTCGTAAGCAAGGATTAAGGACCCTGCGTGAAAAAACAGCAGGGTAAGTACGTAGGCTATGTGCTTTTCCCACTCCCCCGGAACTGCAAGGTAAAGGAACAGCAGCGAAGTAGCCGCGTTTATTACCCACAGTAGGAAAAGGATAAAAGCAAGCCTTCCGCACTTAACTATACGATCGGGACTATAGGAAAAAAATGAAATGTTCATTTTCCTGAACCTCCTTTATCAGAATCCTTTACGTAGCCTCGCAAATTAAAGACAATTGCGAGCACTTCCTTAATGCCTAGCTCCTGCAGCGCCCTTGCAATATTAAGGGCCATCATGCCTCCTAGGAACGCAGCAGAAAAGGCCAGGAAACTGTACCCCTCTAGATGCTTCCACTCAGTGACTAGCCCTGCAATGAGCCACCCAACAGGGGCGGCAATAAACAGGATTCTTATAATCTCGCGGAATAGGGAATCGTTTGGTTTTACCCCTAATACAAGGCGGCCGATTCCTCCTATAATTCCGAGCAGGGCAAACCAACCACCCGTATCGAGGATTTTTAGGAACCCTTCAAAAATATCCCTGCTGCTTGACATAAAGCCCTCCGGTTATCCTGTGTAGTTTCTTGCAAGCACTATATATCCTACTGTTATCGGGTAGTAAGTATCGTAAAGCTGTACACCACTATCCGAGTAGGAATTGAAACCATCCCATTCCCACCAAGCGCTGATAAACACGTTATCTGCGGAGGTTTGGGAACCCTTATCCCAAAAAGTTTTCGGTACAAATGGGGGCATCGCAAAGGTGGAGTATCCAGTACTCCTTGTACTCGCTTTAAACTTCCTCCTACCAGTCGTAGGATCGGTACCATCCGCCTCATGGATATTGGTTACCGTAGTTATTGAGTTGTGGTCAACGTAAAAGGTGGAACCACCGATCGTTATGTAAGCTTTGTTTCTACCGATCCTTGGGCTAGTAGCATCCAGTAGGGATAGGATTACTTCTAGGTCATCCAGGTCGTAAGTTGCACCTAGGTCTATCTCTACTCCCAAAGTGTTATCTACATTCCTTGTAGAGGGTACAGTTACACTTCCCGTAGCAATAACGGTGGGCATGTCGGGGGTTATTGTGGATACACTAGTACCTTTAGTGACCCTTAGGAGCGGGTCCCCAGAGTTGTACAGAATCTCAACTGCAGGGTCACCACCGGAATCCTTCATAACGATCGACTTACCGTTAAAGTCAACGATCATATTGCTATCCGCGGACCTTGCTATACCTGCGGTTACCTCACCAATGTTTGCACTGATAGCGGACAGCTGGGTGACGAATAACTTCTCCGCAGTAACTGAGTTTGCCGCGAGGTGTGGGGTCTCAATTGCGCTGTCTGAGATATGGGTTGAAAGTATCAAGGTGGTAGTTGCAGACTGCTGCGGCGCAATATTTAGGTTATCCTCACCCCACACGTCATAGGCGGCTGCTTTTACGTAGTAGGTTTGGTCAGGATCAAGGTCAAGGTGGATAAGGTTATCGGGACCATCGTACTTCAAGTTACCGGCACCAGGGGTGAATCCTGTAAGTGTGTCTACCCACACTTTAAAACCTGCAATGTCGTTTTCTGCAGGATAGTCAAACTCAATGTTGAGCCCTGAGAGGGTACCAACGACATTCAGATTGGTAAGTGCCACCGCTTGCGGATTGGTGCTAGTGATCGTTACCCATTCACTCTCCTGCCCCTCAATACCTACAGACTTCACATCGATACGAATGTTGCGGGTACTAGCACCATCCTCTTTGTACTTGTCGTAGGTATACTCGTAGAAGGTTTCCTTGATGCCTGTTTCAGTTCGCAGAAGCGTGGTGGTTGCGTTGTCGTACACCGCTACTGTATAGCTAAATGCATTCTCTGCTTCACCCCAACGAACCGCCATAAAGGTTCCGGTAAAGGGTTGATCAAGTGCAAGTGGGTCAGGCTTTGCCGGTGGGGTTATAGCCGCGCCCACAGTTCCTGACCACGTATTCCAGGGGCCTCGGATCAGGCGAACGGACGCAACGCGGATACTAAGAGGTCCAAGGTTTACAGGGAAGTGCACCTGAGTTACTGCTGACCCATCGAGGTTAGGTACTGCGCTAGTCCAGTTAATCCCATCAGTGGACTGCTGAATAATGTACTCTACCGCGTTGGGTACTGGGTCCCAGCTCACTTCGGCAACAGGGGTTATGAGGTCACCTGCAATCGTTACAAACAGGTTGGTGATCGGGGGGCCATCCTCTGGGCTTAGCGGCTTTCCAGTTTCCGTGGAAGGTTCCGGAGGTATAGTTTGATCTACCGTATGCATTGCCGGATGGTCAGCAACAACTACGAAGTCAACCTGGTTGAAGTTTATCGGCTGCAGTGCTGTAACGAAGGCTTTAGTAAGCCCGGCATCCTCAGAAGTACCCAATGAGTAGCGAGTGCGCCTACGTGTAGCACCTACGGACTCTATCTCGAATCCTACGGGTAGCGTTTCACCCAAAACCATTTGGGTGGGTGCAGTACCTTCAGTAACCAAAATAGGTCCTACTATGGAACCATCCACATCATTGAACTTAACATAGTGGGAAGCTCCCTCAGTCCACTCAAGGATCTCTGAGCAAGTCAGGGTACCTGTTACTTCATCATACCCTACGACCTCTCCTGATTGGCCCCAGGCAGGCATATCATGGGAAATCCCGATGGTTGATCCGTACTTAGGGATAAGGCCCTCAGCAGTGGCAGAAAAGTTAATCACCTTGCCGCCGTACTGATGCATCGCGCACATATACATGCCTTCGCGCCACGCTTGATCGTGCTCAGTACAACCAAAGAACCGTATCGTGGCGGGCTTGAGGGCAGGGGACCCATCCAAGTAGCAGGTTACTGCCTTCCAGGTCCAGGTATTCTTATCCAGGTACTCCACCTTAACAGAATCCGAAGAGGTAGAATTAGGAGTGATGTAGTTAATGCTAAAGCTACCCCTTAGGATGTTTTCCATTGTGAACATCGCAACTTCATTAGCAGCCTGGTGGCGCTGCAGGCTAACGATGTTGCCGATCATAAAGGGTTTAGCTCTACCTACACGTGCGCAGGATTTCAGTGCATCCCACAGGGTTATCGTTGAGGCAAACACCGCATCGAAGTTATCACCACGATTGGTCCAAATGGTGTCGTATGCCTCGAGTGCAAGCAGATCGATGTTAATATCGTTGAGGTCCCCGCCGGTAGTGCTCCTGCATAGGTTGGCAAAAGCCCACGCGATAGACCTGGTTGCTGTTGGGGCGGACCAACCAGTAACGGAATCCCATATGGGCAGCTTACGAGTAACCTCAATATTGAACTGCTGCGCAGATAACTGACTAAGGGAGTTGGATGCCTGAATGATCAAAGCAACCAAAGTAACATTCCCATAGGTGCGCTTACTGGGCAGGTATGCATGCAAACCAACCCAGTTCATATTCGTCATGGTACGAGAGTTTGGTGCAATTGCAGTGGTACGTTGCACCTTGACCTTATAACGACCTGCAGTTACCTGGTACCTGAAGGTCTTGCGGATTGCCGTTGTGGTAGCTCCTGGAATTGTTTCAGTACCCAGGGTAGTCCAGGTTCCTATTTCAACATCAGCGTCATCTATCTCAATAGCCCAAAATACCAGCTCAACAGATACCTCACTAAGCCCACCGCTATCATTTGCATAAAACATACCGCTGGGCGCTACCACATCAAAGGCAAGGTAGTTTGCTTGTGTACCAGAGGCATTAGCAATGAAGGGACCTACCTCTACGGGCTCGTATAAGTTCTGGCCGGCTACTTCAATTGAGGTTTCTACGTTGTCAGGAAACAGGGATACCTCACCATGCGGCTCGATAACTTCCCAGGTAGCTCCGGGAAAGTTAGTAAGCGCGGTATCCTCTATTTTCATATCCTCAGTGGTGAAATCGTAGTAACCCTCTCCAATGCAATATAGGGTATAGAGAAACTGCTCATTGCCTTCGTATGCAGTGTAGGGCTGAGCTGCATACGAAGGCCAGATGCGCAGGTGCCCATAAATATCAGGAATGGGCTCACCTAAGCGGGAACGGTTACCACGCGCCTGCACATCATAGGTAGGGTCAGGAGAAGGCAGTGCAGATGCCGGCGTGGGCATTGAGGGAGGGGGCAGGATTGCGTTAATCAGCATATTCCCCAGCATAGTAAAGCCGGCCGCAACAATCTTACCCATAAGGGTAAGGGAGCCTGCTGCCGTAGTCATGCCAGGAAGTGCACCTACAAGAGGCGGCACGAAGATTGCGATTGCAATCATTAGAATAATGCGAAGCGGGTTACTACCACCCCCACCCAGGGGCACTGCGGGGGCGAAGGTGAGGTTCGTGTTATCCCTCATTACTGTAACAGGCCAGTCGGCGCGCAGTATCGGATGACCTCTGTAGAAGCAGATAGTAGGAGTTTCAGTGAACTCCTCAATCCCTAATTGATCGAGTGCCTCCCGAATGGTTAGCCCAGCATCAACCTCCGTACGCACTGCGGCACTAGGCGGCTTGTGGTAATCGTCAATTATTACTACTGATACACTCATTTCTTTATCCACGTATTTCTAGGAGTCAACCCAAGGAGTTTTAGTTCGAGTGGTGTAGAGAGGCAAGGACCAAACTTCTCTAGGGAGTGAAACATCATTATTGGGTTAATGGGATCAGTGAAAGCTACCCAGCAACCTACGTGCATTTCAGAACCCCTACCCATAAAAACAGGACAACCATCCTTCATGTAGGTAGGTGGCTTAACCTCCCACTTACGAATCTCCCTAAGAAATGCACGCTGCCTAGCCCTGGGGTCCTCAATATGCCAAACATTGGGTATCTCTATCCCATAATGGGTTCGTTGCACTTCAAGCAGCAAACCCCAACAACTGTAGGCATCAGGACCTAAACCCTCGGCATCATAGCCTTTTGACAAGTAGGGATAGGTCCAATGCGGTTGGTTGGCTAGTGCTTCCATTGGTTACAATCCGGGGAATCGATCCTTGGTAAACAGTTGCATCGGATAGGCTCGCTTGTAAACCTGGCTAAAGCTAGCCACTGCAGTTATCTCATTCACATCCACAGTAATATCCGTGAGTTCCATATGGATAGGCAGGGTTGAGGGAGCACTGGGTTGCTCAGCAATAAACCCGCGGAATGTAACCTCGATCGGGTCAAAGGTAAGGGATACCTGATCGATCATTCTCGCAAGATCCGCAAGTACGTTGTCGACCTTCATCACTAGGGTGCCTGAACCTGTATCGTCCTGCCTCGGAAGCTCAATCCCAAAAGCACCTCTAACAAAGCGCACGCTTTCCCCACCATTGAGTGGTGCATCTGCTTCGAGTGTTCCGTAGAAGTCCTCCTTATTGCATACCACCCTACCTGGTGCAGGGGTTTCACCCTCAAGAAAAAGAGGATGCCGAAACTCAAGCGTATCGAGGTGCGTCTCGTTTCGCTTGCATACAGCAAAGGCCTCCGCAGAGGCCTGAGAGAGTAGATCAACAGTAGACACAATGTACCCCTTACATTAAGCGGGAGCAGGAGCGCGCGCCTGTGCCCTCTCCTGCACAAGGGTTACTACCTCAGGGAGCGCGTTGTTGATAACAGCCTGCGCAGCATCTCGTTCCTGAGTATCCTTGACTATTTTTGGGTTGGGTACCTCATGATATACCCCGTCCCCATCAGGAAGGTTTACCGTTGCCGGAATTTCAGGATCCTCGGATACCAGAGGCTGTGCGAGGCGCTCAGCAGCAGCCTCGTACTCGAGCGCTTGCGACAGTAGGGCTGCATCTGCAACTGCCTGCGCCTGGACGTCTCGGATTGAAAGGACATAGGTAACGTAATCACTGATCTCCTGCGTTTCCTCCGCAGTAAGAGTGATAAAGCCCGCCCCACTACCGTGAACTAGACGACTTAGTCGCTGTTCCTGTTGTAGGGGATACTGTGAGCGAATGATCTCATCGGCGCGCCGCTCAATGTCACGAAGCGTGGGCGCTGTTTGATCATTCACCAGATTGATAACCAATCTGTCCATCCTGTTACTCCTCTTCTGCGTTAATGGCAATATCGACAGCACCTGGTGCGGCCGCAAACTGAATTACCCACTGAAACCCATCATGCTCTACCGTGTAGTCCTTGAGAGAACCCGGGCGCTTCTGCGCCCCATCTACAAATACCGTAAGAGGCTTCCAACCTGCAGGAACAGTAAACTGGGGATTCACGGAATCCCCATCATACCAGAAGGTAGTACGGCGCTTGGTATCCTTACCCATACCACCTTCCAGGAAGGCAGTGCGGATATGCTTACTCGGGGACTTCAACAGTACCCCTGAGTCCCCACCCGCAGCCAGGAACCCACGATCAGCGTCGGCGCACTTGATAGCCTGCAAAGTGAACCCACTAGCGTAGGAATCAACCACACGCATCCCAGAGAAGGTAGTTACATGATCCCCAGTGAATACGTGGCACAGTCCCAACGATTCATCGTGGGCCATTGACTTTACGTCCGCCGAGGAGCCCTGAATGAGGCACTTTGCGTTGGGCTCGAACAAGTGTTTTTCCTGTTCGTAGATGAATCGCAACTGCTCATCAGATACCTCACCTTTAGTAAGGCGCCAAAGTGCCATCATGTCCCCCGTCATACCACCTGCAGGGGCGCCGGGGCCTGGACCCAAGTTGAGGGTAGTACTCGCACCGAATACAGGGGTAATCCCAGCATCACCGCGCCACAGTTCCCGACCGTTAACGCTTACGGAGTGTTCCCCGTTTTCAAAGTGGCGCAAGGATACCATTCCCCACTTAGCCTCGGGGAGTGCATCAGTGAAGGTCTCAGTGTTACCTGTAGTATCCTTTTCCCATACGCTTAGGTCCATATTAGCGTCAAGGTATAAGTGGATAAAGTTACCCACAGTGATATCGTCGCCAAGGTGGAATATCCGCAGAATACCGGAGGGGGTGGCTACGCGGTATACCCACGCAATCATGCAATACGCAGGGGTATCAGTGAAGATATCCGGACAGTCTGCGTTAGCCAGTGATAGGCTATTGCCCGTAGCCCAGTTGGTAACTGCTTGCAGCTCAGCGCCCGCAGCCACCGGGGAGAGGCTGTGGGTACCGTTAGAAGTCATGTTTGCCCAATCGTCGATCAGGTTGGTAGTTGCATCCCCAGAGCAGCAGGCAATCCAAGGGGTACCCATCAACCATCCCGAAACGTTTGCGTAACCATTCCAAGCACGATCGCATCGATCCCCCTGGCTTGCCTTGATGGTATCGAGACGCATTTGTACAAAGTAAGGATAGCCAGTGCTACCCGTAGCAAATGCCTTGGGAGAATGTCCCCGAATAGCTGGGGAGCCGGCGGTTGCAGGCTTACGCGTATAAAGCGCGCCGACGGCTCTCTGGTAATGCAGCGAGTTAATATGAGTGAACCCGGCAGTGAGTTCATCTACCCTACCGTACCAACGAAACTCGTTCGCGAATACCCCCTCGTAGCCTACCAAGTGTTCGTTGATAAAACCTACACCATTCATATCAACTGTTAGGTTGTTGTTATACGTGATTTCCTGGTTTACGTAGATTGACAGGCCGGTATCCAGAGCAACTGCAATGGTGATTGCAGGACGACCAGTGTCATGGTTTATCGGTGCATCAGGGAGTGTGGTTATCGCAACACTTCGCACCGCCGTATAGGCTTTCATTACGAAGCCCAAATCAACGTTGTACTGCCAAATAGCGTCCCCGCCGGCACCATAGCGGGAGGCCAAGTTGTTAAGCAGCATGCCTTGGTAGGTTACGCTGGATGTGTGACGATGGGAGAAATCCCCGGAAAGGCTCACATGGTAAACCCCGCTATTAGTGCCCACTACGATCTCACCATCCTGCACAGCAATGCAAGTGGGTGAATGCCGAATAACCGAATTGTTTTGGTTGTTGCGGAAACTGATCCACATCGGGAAACCCGGCTTGGTCAGATCAAAGGCAACTGTGTGCGTTGTCCAGGCAACCCATGCTACTGCTGCTGGGTAATCAGTGCTCCCCGCACGGTAGATAACTGATTGGGTGCTACCAGGTTCCAGCACGTAGAAATGCGGATCAGTGAGAGTGGTATTGGTGTACCAATCACCATCAACACCACCGGCAGCGCGTGCAGCCGCTTGGTCAATGAAGATCCCGAGATAACGACCGGTGGGACGCGACTCCTGCGCCCAGGATTTATCAGCACCCAGAACAGGAGTTCTCGGGATATCAATCGCCACGCCTACGGGGTCGTCAAACGGGTAGAGCAGGGACAACTCATCCAGGGTACCCAGCCAGTCCCCATTGATATGCCCCTCACCATCAGCGAGTGGAATCTTGCCAGCTTCCGGGGTGAGGGAAGCCGTACCTCCGGTTACGACTTCAACAGCCGATGCAGCAGCGGCTTCCGCAGCGGCCTGAGCTGCCTCCGCAGCGGCCTGCGCAGTTCCAGCGCTTGAGCTGTAGCCATTGGCAAGATCGCGGGCAGCCTCACACAGGTCAACCAAGCCGCTGCCCGTTGCGTTGTAGGTGTCCTCGAGGTCCTTGGTAAGCTTGCGGATGGTTTTGATTTCGGAACCGCCATCTACTACGACGGTTTCGTTGTCGGCACCAGTTACAAAGCTGTGGATGTGGGCAACATCAACGACAAGTTGGTTTACTGAATTTGTAAGGTCGGTTTCAAGAGTCATGGTAAAGCCTCCAGGCAGTAATTAATCAATCAGGGGTAGTCCATCACTAGGGTGACGTTGACTGCCTCATAAAGGTCGGAAGCACTAGCAGTTACTACTCTAGCTGGAACTAGGTCAACTACTGCCTGCTGCTCCTGTGTGTAGGAAGGGGCGGCATCAAGCCCCTTGGTATCCGAAGCCCTCAGTATCCTTCGTGTGGTAGATATCCGATCTGTTACTGGATTGAGGAAATCCATCAGTAATCCCCCACGTAGATATCGCCCCTACGTAGCAGCACCACCTCACCATCAGGCAGGGTTACGGATACTACATAGGTGCCTGAGGTCCAGGTGAAGGCCGCTATATCCGCGGCCTGCAACTCAAGATCAACTGCACCGTAGTCCGCTGCTGTGGGAATCACAAAATGTCCGCTTGCATCTGTTGCAGTGTAGATAACAGTTCCTGCACTGTCCTTTACCACGAGGGATGCAGCACAACTGCGCAAGTCGACTGGGGCACCATCGGAATGGGTATAAGCGAACTTGTGCTTATATGTTGCCCCGAGTGGTATATGAATGTTTTCCGTCGGTGTTGGATAGTGTGGGTAATCCGCTGCCTTAAACATCGTTGGTTGCCTCCGGAAGGTTATGGTGCACGATGGTGTTCAACAACCCACCGTAATAATCGAGCACGGAGGGGCTGATGAGTTTGGCAGCTGCGTAAGCCTCCGCACTGTATATGCTGGGATCCTCGAGCCTCACGGATACAGACACCGTGAAGTTGAGGGGGTCCTTCATTTTCTTCTTCGGGTGTTCGAGGAAGTCAACGGTTTTAATATCGAGCCCTTGACCGTTTGCGATAGGCAGCTCTACGAGGTTCATGCCGTAGTCAACATCGTGGGCATACCAAGCTTCAAAAAGGCCAAGCTCCTCAACTGAGAACTCAAAGGACAGTTTTACACCCTCGGGGTTCGTGGTAGAAGTGCGCCGCTTTGCAATTGACCCCCGCTCAAAGGTGCTAACAACAAAGGTTTGTTCCGCCTCAATCCCGTACCCAGCATAGGTAGGGTTAGGCAACAGCGTTGGGTATGATACAGCCATTCAGTTATCCTCCGTAGGTCCTGGCACCTGCGCCTCGGTTGAGTGCAAACATACCTGCAAAGGTTTCTGCAGTTTCACTTTGTCCGGCTTTGGCAAGCTGTGAGATGCCTTGATCAATCTTGCGAATCATCATCTCAATAGACAGCCCTTCGCGGCCTTGGCTGCGAGTTATCTCAACCTCTGCACCTGCTTGGTTGATTACATTTATAAACACATTATTTCCTAGGGCCCCGTTGAGGTTTACAGGAACTGAGTGCCCATTGGGCAGTGGGATGTTTGCTTCGTTGTAGGAGCCTTCCCCATGAACTGAAACCTCAGGGCTTGTGCTAACGCCTCCGGTTGCATAGTACTTCAGGGGCATAGGGCCCTCAGGAGTCATAATGCCTCCGTTAGCAAACAAGCTGGGCATCGTGAAACTGGAAGCCGTGCTAAAGGATATTCCAGGATCAAACCAAGAAGTACCTATACTGAAACTTGATGTACCCCCACCTCCCAGCACACTACCCAGCACTGTAGTAATAACATCTTCAATACCGGAGGACAGCGGGCCTATGATGTTTTTCTCAAGCACCAGCCTATAGATATCCTGAAGGATAGAATCAATAAGGCCGGAGAACTCAAGCTTGCCGCTTTCAGCCATACGCACAAAGGCATCAGTGATACCTTCCAATGCATCCACAGTAACGTCCTCAATCTCGTCGGACATATCGGCCCAATCCTCGGCCATCTTCTCAACTGCGGATTTATTGATCTCCTCTAACTTATCCATTTGAGCGGAGTACCAAGCATCGAAAGCTTCCTCCAACTCCATCCGCTTTTCAGTACCTTCTTCGTATACTGAAATTTCAGCACGTACGCGCTCAGCCTCAATCTCTAGCAGTGCCTCCGCCCGAGCCCTTCGATCCTTGATAAGGTAAGCAGTAGTGGTAGCTGCATCTTGTCGAATGTTGTTCAGTAAGTTGCGATAGGCCTCTTCCTCACGGGCTGCTGCCTTCTCCGCTGCAGTAAGTACACCATCATCACCACCTGCAGCACCTCCCGACAAATTAGGGAGGTTTTGTTCAAGCGTTTCTGCCCACCCATTGAAGGCATCCATCTCAGCGAAGATTGCGTCAGAGGTTGCCTCAAACTCAGCACGCTGTTCACGCTGCACTTTCAACTCATCCTCACGCGCCTTTCTTCGGGCAATAATTTCCTCGCGTTGTTGCAGCGCCTTGCCGATTACCGTGTCGGCAATTCGTACTTCCTGTTCGTAACCTGCAACCACACGACGTAACTCAGACTCGATATCCTCGAGGGCCTGTCGGTGCTCAGCACGGAGGTTGAGAATTCGTTTTTCTGCTTCCTCTTGGCCGTTAGCAGAATACGAAAGTGCATCTGCAAGTTGGCGCAACTGTTCCGCAGTTTCATCGGCACCTAATGCAGCCAGTCCAGAGGCCACAGCATCGAGGAACTCAATAGCCTTCTCCTTGAGGCTATCCATCACGCCACCATAAAGGCTTTCGATTTGAGCCCCTGCCATGTTCCAGGAATAGGCAACGTTTTCCGCGATAGTCTTTGCGTCAGCTTCCAACTCTGCAAACACCGACTTACCACGAATGGTAAACTTGTCAATCTCGCCTATGAGTACGGAAAACACAGTGCGCAGATTGGTAGGAAAGTCCATGAAGGCATCCGATAGGATGTTACCAGTTGCCTCAATGATATAGCCCAGCTCTCGGTTAGTAACCCCTAGGGCAAATGCAAGCGCTTCCCACTGCTCAGGGTCAAGCGTATCCTGCACCTCTCCCATGGTCATCTGCCATTGCTCAGCCAACACTTGCAGCTTTATAAACGCGTCGCTGAGGTCCCCGGACAGCGTGCTAGCCAGATCGGCAGAGGACACTTCGGTGAGGTCCTCTGCATCGATAAGCATCGTCAACGTTGATACTACTGAGGTAGCCTCTTGGGTGGTTTCCCTGAGGGCTGGGGTGGCCTTATCCGTCGTGGTGATAACGAAACCTTCGATTGCTGACTGAAGTGCCTTCCAATCCCCGGAAAGGTTATCGATACGAATAGCCGCCTGTTCATAGGCAGTAGAGGTCCCCGTGAGCTTTGCCTCTAGTTGGGTTAACGCATCCACGTTACCCAGCAGGGCCTTTGCTGCGGCTACGTTCTCAAGCCCGAACAGTTTCATCAACTGCGTGGTGCTGTAGCTGCGTTCGTTGAGGTTTTCTAGGGCCTTGGTCAATCCTACGACTGCAGGGTTGAGTTCATCCTCCCCTGCCTTCTGCAATCTCAGGATGATGTTACGCAGTGCGGTACCTGCTTGGGTACCCTTGAGGGCCACCGTTGATAGTACTTGGATGCCTGCATTCAACTGCTCAAAGGATACGTTTGCATCCGCAGCCACAGTACCAGCGTACTTCAGTGCCTCCGCAGTTTGGGGGATTTCAGAGGCGCCGTACTTAGCACCAGCTGCAAGGACGTTGATAAACTTGCTTGCTTGCTCAGCACCAGCACTGAACTGGTTGAGGGCGGAGCCCAAAGTAGACGCAGCCTCAGGCAACGTAATGCCGGCAGCCTCTGCAAGGGCCAGGGCTTCCTTGGTAACGACAGCAAGGGCCTCCGCATTCTCCAAAAGATCCGGCTTGGCGGAAGCCATAAGCTTGAATGCCTCCGCAGATTGGGAAGCAGTGAAGGTGGTGGTAGAGCCGAACTCCAACGCTTTAGCCTTGAGATAGTCAAGGTCGTCGCCTACCGCACCAGTGATGGCGGACAGCTCGGATACTGTCTCGTTAAACCTAGCGGTAGTTTGGATAGCACTGGCAAACGAAAGGCCAGCGCCGATAGTAAGCATGATGCCCTGCGCGGACATAAGGGCATCTTTAAGCTTACTGAAGGAGCCTATAGTCTGAGAAGCTCCCGCCCTCATACTACCGAGGGCGTTGTTTACTTCCTTGGAACCCTGTCGGGCTCCTTTCGAGTCAATCGTTACTCCTAATCTTGTGTCCATTAGTGGCCTCGTCAGAAGTGTTTATGGGTTTACCTTGTAGGGTACTTACCCTTACCTTCCTGTAGGCTTCATCGAGTTGCCTCATGACTCTAACGAAAAAACCTACATCTTGTATTGAGAAAATTTCCGCATGTTCCCTCATCTCCGACAAGGTTATAGGTTCGGAATAGTGTGCACGCCCCGCGCGCAAAAAGTTAAACTCTTGAAGCATCCAAGCCCATGTTGGGTCTAGCTCTACCTTTCCTTGTAATAGCTTCGGGGTACGCCCGGTTATCTTTTCAACCTTCCTTAAGTCCTTTTCTGCTGGGGCTATCTCAAGCCTCCAGCAGACGTACCCGATTAGTTTCCCGCTGCGGCCTGGATAGCACTCTCGTAGAACGTGGTGGCGTCGGAGGCGACCCTTACAACGAAGTCCCTGAAATCATGCAGCTTGGGGTCACTCAGCACTCGAACTGCCGCCTCCTTGCTGTAGGGCAGCTCCTCACCATCTTCCTTCATGCCCCGCCAGTCAAGCAGTACATGCTCCGCCAACTGCTCGGTTACCACCTTGGTTCCCTGCTCTGAGGAAATGAAGGCCTTCCGTTCCCCTGGAGTAGCAGAGGAACCCACCGCCTCAGTGATCGCCACGGCAACCGCCAAGTTATAGCGGTTACCAAGGCGAGCTACCAGGATCTCGGTTTCGAGGTCCACCGGTACCCAGGTACCATTGCGTTCCGCTTCCGGATCAGTTTTCTGTTTTCCCAGGTCCATAGTTAAGGGTCCTTTGTTAAGGGTTAGTGGGTATTTGCTTTTTAGCTATTAACCCAACGTTGCAGGCCGATGGTGAACCCGAAGGTTGCATGCATGTAGGCCGTGAAGTCGAACGCCGCTACCACGTCCTGACCTTGGCCACCACCCAGCACACGACCACCGGTGTACTTCAGCTGAGGCAGAACCACGGAATACCCACCGGAGTTGCCATCACCAAAGGTGTAGGTAAGCGTGGAGGCCAGGTCGGCCAGGAACCGGGTGTAGATGTCCCAGTCAGCGAAGTACATGGTAACGGTACCATTGACGTTGATCTGACCCTTGCCCACACCTGCAGGAACCGGGCTGCATGCCTGGGGCCGCAACCGCATGTTGTTGGCGACATTGAGTGTCAGGTCAGTGACGATGGGATCGTTGGTTGCGTTGTGCTCCCTGATCTGGCCGTTGCAGTTTACCGCGTCGATCTTCTCCACCGGGGTGTAACTGTTGATCGACCCATGGTCACTGCTGAGCGCTACAGAACCACCCATCAGGCCGAAGTTGATTCCGATCATCTCTTCCGCAGCCAAACCGATACGCATGGTGTTTACCACGTTGCCGGTCAGGAGCATGTACTTCAGTGCCGCCGCACCATCAGTGAATTCCTTCTCGATGGCAAAGCTGCGGATGACCTGACCATTGATGATGGAGGAACACTCGGTGACAACATCGGTACCCGATTCATCTGCCAGGCCAGTGGTATCAACCGTTACAGTATTCGCGCCCACCGCGGTTACCAGGTGGAAGCCATTGTTCCCTGCGTTGGAGAAACCTGCAGTACGAATCATCCGACCTGCAGTAATGCCGGAAGGGCGGCCACCAGCATAGGTAAAGGTTTTGGTTGAAGCGACTACGGTGATGTCATCCGTGTCCGTCGGAGGAGTACCACCGGTAGTGCCATCGATGTTCGTCCAGTCACCGGAGCGCAGTGCCGCTTGGAGCAGTTTGTCGTAGGTGCTGTACTCGAGTTGCCCATCGAGGGCGCCTCCCGAGGATTTGCTGCGCAGCTTGAGCGAAGGAATCTGACCATCGTTGCGCATATCCCCGGAGGTATTGTGCGCAACATTGGGAGCCAGGCCTTCGCTGTTTACAGGCAGTTCATCATAGGCGCCACCAGGCGCGGTATCCCACTCAGACTCCTCAGCAAACAGAGTTCGGAAGCCCGCGGTGTCGTGCAAAGTTGAATAGTCAGGCATGGTTTGCCTCCTTAGTAATAGCCGAACCAAACAAAGGGAGTACGAACCTGTATGCCGTACCACCCATTCTCTTCTCCAATATCCGACACCGCCGGAACTCGTAACCGGAGGGCTGAACCCCCAAGGTTTACATAGCGGAGGATATCCGCTACTTGATCTGCAAAGGTTCGGACAGCAGCGGTGCCTTCACCTTTCCTAACGAAAACGTTTACGTAAAGTACCCCGGTTCCTTTGGACAGCCGGGTACCAACCGCTCCTGAACTCTGCTGAGTTTCCCCTCCTTCTGCGATATGACACTCCGCGTACATACCAGAGGTTTCCTCAACCTTACGCAACAGTTCCTCAGTAACAGGAATGTTATCGAACACCTTAAGCACTTCCGAGGAAGGCCAGTTGGTTGCAATGTGAGTTTCAATTGCAGCGCGCCGTTCCGCCGAGTTCATCCTAAATACTCCTGAGTACTCTTACTAGGTCGGCCTCAACCTCACCGAGGGTTACGGCAACCATGCCGTTGGGCGCTTGACCACTATGACCATTTTCCAATCGGAAAATATAGGGCAAGGGGTTGATTATGTAGATTACTGAGTATTCGCTTGCTTGTTGAATCTCAACTGAGCCCTCTAACGCTATGCGGGACGCTGCCTCCGCAGATAGGGGCGCGTTACTCAGGTCCCCGGGAGCCTCGCTATCAGCTGGAACCTTATTCACGCCTACAAGCCAGGACGCCATAGCCCTTCCAGTATCCACAGGGGTCTTTTGAACCACACCACGTAAAACCTGCAAAGCGACCCGCTTTAGTACCAGCTCTACGTTGCTGTCGATAGTTTTTGCAAACCTATTAAGGTCCGCAGTGAAACTTGCTAGAGACCCATTACTCATCTGCGTATGTGTAGGGTTGCCAGCGCAGTGATAGGATCAGTTGAAGGCTTTATAACTCGCCACTCACTGCCGTCGGAGAAGGTAACCCGTACCATCCCTGGGGCAATTCCGTGACCTTGCAAAGCCGCAGTGGGGAAAATCAGCTGCTTGTCTCCCCGCTGTATCTTTTCGCCATCAACTAAGCGCTCCTCAAACTCTACCTGCACTGCCTCCTCTACATCTACAACTACTTCGTGATCCCTGCTAACGGTCCCCGTTACCGGATCATAGTTAACCCCAACCTGAGGTTCCGAGTTAATGATAAGCCTTGCAGAAACTACCAGCTCCTGCGCCTTCAGGAAGGCAAAGGCTTGGGTTATTGCTGACTGCGCAACAGTTTTCAGGGACATCTCAAGACCTCCCTATTTTAACCATGCCGTTAACACTCTCCGAGTGCACGCTCTCAGCATAAGGTCGAAGCATCCTTCGGATGAAGTTGGAAATGACTTCCACCTTCTCCTCACGTGCCCGATCGAACTTGAAGCTAAGTGGGCCTACCTTCATGTCCGAAATCTGATCAGCTGAGGCTTCCCCAGCTTTGGTACGATCCCGCTCCAACAAGGTCAGTGCGAGTTCACACGTTACCTTCACAATGCCCCCCGGGATTGCGTCGTTAGGTGTGAGTACCCCATCTACGTCAATGGAAGCCCGAGGCCAACCTAAAGCCTGGGTATCCGTCATGCGGTAGCTCCGCCACTCGCAATGGGAGTCAAGGATGCCGGTTGCCGTGATTAGGGCAGCTTTGCGTTCCTCATCATCGCCGGCACCATCCCAATCGTCAGAATGCAAGCGACTACCGAAATAGTAACTTGCAGTTTCCAGAGTGACGTAGGAATTGGCGTCTGCTGCGCCGGCTGTAGCTATAAGGTCAATCGCCATGCCTTGACTCCCAGTGTCTTAAGGTTGCAGGTCCGCGGTGTAGGTTTTACTTGTTGGAAGTTGCGCGAGTGCTGCGGCGCACGGTCTTCTTGGGTGCGGGTGCTTCCTCAGAGGCTTTCGCTTCTGCAACCTCGGCTTCCTCGCCTTCGTCTTCCTCGTCCTCGAGGATCACGCGGCCGTGAATCTTGGAGTCATAGTCGCCCTTGTTGATCAACATGGTCTGACCTTTCAGGGTGGGGTGCTTGACCCGCACCGTATCCAACTCGCCCACCTTGAAGTTGAAACCTTGCACCACACGTTTACGATCATTCATCGTTGTATCTCCTTAATAGGATGTTTGGAAAAAGGCGGCAGCCCTTAGGAAGGGGGCTGCCGCAAAACACCACCAGGACCCGCGGCGATGTTTATCAACCGCCGGTCTGGTTAACCTGCGGTACGGTTGGCGAGTTCAGCGCGAACCAGGGCACCACCGAAGAGGATATCGTAAGCCCAGCGGACACGCTTGTGCTGGCGGGTAACCTCCAGGCGCAGGGTCAGGCCCGAGACCGGATCGGTAGCCGATTCGATGATGGAACCCAGACCGCCCATCTCGACATCCAGCAACGGCCGCGAAGCGAAACCAAAGGCGTCACGATGGAAGGCCAGGTTGACCACATGATCAGCCTTCTGCGTGATGGCTTCACCACCGGAAAGGGCTACCTGAAGGCCCGGCTCCACCGCCAGGGTACCAGCACCAGCACCATCGAGCGTGGCATCTGCGGTCAGGGTGTAGGTCTGCGTGTGACCGGCAAAGGTGAGAATGTCACCTTTCTTGCCGGTACCAGCAGCACCACCAGCGGTAACCGGAACCGACTTGGCACCAGCAGCAGCCGCACCAGCAACCGGAGTACCACCCAGCGCGCCGGCGGTGTGCGTCGGAACGTCCTGATCCATCAACCAGCCGAAGCCCAGCTTCTCGGTGAGGTTACCCTCGCGGACGTCCATTGCGTTCACGGCGAAGTTGGTATCCTGGAACGGGCGCAGGTTCAAAGCGTTGGCTTCTGCGTCGGGGTCCATGACGAAGTAACGCGGACCCTTCGGAGCGAGCTGCGCGTTCAGGTTACGACGGGCCGCCGTTGCATCCGGGATACCATTCGGGTTCGTGGCGCCGACCGGAGCGAAAGGAGTGGTACCGGGAGTGCCATTGAAGCCGTAGATGCCAGTGTACAGGCTGAACAGGTACTGGTTTACCGCATTGGCGATGGCCTTCACTGCTTCCGTCATCTGGCCGGGAACGACGCCTGCCTTCGCGTTCGCCAGATCCTTGTCAGACATGAAGAACGGGGCTTCCTTCCACTGGTCCAAGGTGATCTGGGCCTTGGTCGGAGTAACGCCGGCGTCATCCGGAGCGGTACGAGCCGGGGTAACGTCCTGGGCGGCGATGGCCGAAGGGATATCGATGTTGACGGTCTCGCCCTTTTCCTTGGCGTCCTCGGAGTAACTGGAGTTGACCAGTGCCGGCATGACGCAGTTTTCACGCAGCGCCAGCAGGCCTTGGGCCAGGATCTGAGGGGTCACATTGGAAAGGTCGTTGGTGTTATCACGAACACCGATGCCGCTGTACTCACGGATGAAGAAATGCGGCATGGTAGCAGCAGCGAGGATGCCTGCAATGCCGCCGTGGGAAGCCAGGCGCACTGCCTGGGATACTTGCTTACTCATGAGAGCCTCCTTTTAGGTGCAAGTGTCGGAACATTAAACGATGTGTTTAAGTTGGGCTTATGCCCTGCCTCTTACGAAGCACAACCTCCGACACCGCCGAAGGTCTTCTTGGTGGGCTTCCTATCCCTAGCCTGCAGAAGTTGCAGGTTTACGAAACCACGTTGACTTTGCCTGCGGCAACGTCCTCCAGGTTTGAGCCGATCTGGTTGCGGCCAATGGTACCCTTTGACTGGCTACCACTGTCACCACGGTCCTGATTGTTGGCGCCCCCACCGGAGGAGCCCTCGAAAAGGTGTGGTGCATCCTGCTTGAGAGACTCCGCCCACTCTTCCATGGTGAGCGGATTGGATCCGTCGGCTCCGTACTTAACCTTGTCGCCTTCCATTGCAATCAGGTTCCCGTCCTCGTCGACGGTCCAGGTTTCGTGGGCGCGGCGCTTGATATCCGCCAGGGCGCCTTTTGCAGGAACACCGATGTTGGTGACCACTTCTGCGATACGGCTATCCACCGAAGTGGTGCGGATGGTATTGAAGCGCTTGTCGGCCAGTTCCTTGAACTTGTCACGATCCTGGGTCACCGCGGCAAGGCGACCTTCAAAGTCCTGGCGCATGCGCTCGGTACGGTTGGCAAGCAGTTCATCTACTTTGCCCTCATCGATCAGCTGCTTGTCCTTCAGCTGTTCGAGTTCTTCGAGGGCGGCGCGGGCCTTCTTGGGGTCGATGTCCTTGTACTGGTTAACGGTTCCTTCCAGTTCCTGCACTTTCTGCTGCAGTTGGATGTTGTTGGTTCGGAACTCCTTCAAACGATCCCTGGAGTCATCGTCGGTGTCCAGCAGGTAGTTGCCGCTGCCGTCCTGCTTGTAATGCGCCTTGAACGCATCCTCCAGTTCGTCGAACTCGTTCGCAGTAAGTTTGAATTTCAGCATGATTGAGGCCTCCGGTCTCAAGTGGTTTCAATAGGAACCATGTGTTCCCACAACCATAAGATTAATCGGGAGGCCTACCTGTCAATGAACTAGTGTACCTATGTAGGTGTAGCAGTTAGGTACCTGCCACCATGGGCAGGTGTATAAAGTCGTAAAGGGAATTTTCAGGCGTACTTAGCCTGCAACTCAGCTACGGTAAGAGGCCTTCCTGACTGATCAAGCAGGTCTCTAAAGCTTTCCAGCTTTCCTTCCTTCCATAGTGAGTATTTGGTGGGACCTAAGGCTTCGAGTTGATCGGCTTTAGGTTGTTTGCGCAGCCACCCTTCGTAATCAAGCTTTGCACTAACTTGACCATTCATGGAGGCCTGGGTGGTTTCCCTATCCTTTACGGTGGACTTTACCTTAGGGCTAAGCTCACTCCATTCCTTGAGGATAGGGATAATCGTGGTGCGGCATTGGAAGTGCCACGGAGGGGGTCCTGGATAAGATTCCGAGGTGTTGGTTTCAGGCATCGGCTTACCATCCATGGTCCACTGGTTACCACTTCTACCCTTGCAGGTATCTGAGGTCCTTAGATCAAGGGTTACCAACGCTCCTCTGCCTTTTACTACTTGTGAGTTTTCAGCTAACAGCCTATCCCTGGCGTTGTTCGAGATTGTTTGCGCAGCAGTGCGCACCAAGGCAGTTGCCTCTCTGGTGGTTGTTTGCATTACACCGCCATAGTAACCACCGGGCCCAGCTCTACCTCGAATACGCCTAACCATGTCGCCAACAGTTTCACCCGCAAACATGCCTTTCCGAATTTCATCGGATACACGCAGGACAGTGTTTGAGGATAAGCGGCTGAACCATTCGGACAGCTGACTACCTTGGATGAAGGAGGTCCTTGCAATCTCAGAAGCAAGGGTACGAGTTATACCAGCGGTTGCTAGCTCCGCGTGCACAGAGCTGTTAATAGCGCCCTGCAGGAAGGAACCTTCAACTTGGGCAAGGTCGATGAGTTCCCCTGTAAGCTTCGTAGCACCCTTCTTGTATGAGCTTGCCACCATCTCACGAGTTTGCTGTAGGAGCTTCATCAGGCGCTGGGTCCTGTAGGTTTCCTGCAGTGGGCCCGTAGGATCAATGTCCCGCAACGCCTTAATGATGTCTTTCTCAAGGCTTTTGAGGAGTCTTCGCATATCCCTAACTAAACTTTCCTCAACACGCATAAGGTTGACGCTATGCATGGTGATTGAGTTATAGAGTGCCTCATCTGCTGGTGTTACCATATTCGTTCATCCAAGGTAGGTAGAAGCTTGAAGGATTACTGGTTGCCCGACTCATCCTCATCATTGCCCTCATCTTCATCCTCAGAAGCAGGGGCACCAGACATAAGCTGTAGCAAGCCCGGAATGTACTGCTTGATAAAGTCAAGCTCCTGCTCTACGGTGAGCCCCTCGGGCAGCAGTTCAGCTTTACGCAGGTTATGGAACAAGGTGGGGTAGGACAGCAACCCTTGCTGCACTGAATCCATGAGGATACGCAGAACCTCCGGGGACATATCGTGGGCACCGAAGTCCTTATTGAGGGTAACCTTAGGAGCAACGGAGCTATTCGTAGCGAGGGGCTGCATCTGGTGGGTTATATCAAGGAGGGACTGCAACGATTCCTCTAGGGCATCCGCAAGTGCAGCAGTAACGCTTTGCTCCCCCATTCCGCGCTGCTTATGAGTATCCGCGGACTCTACTGCGCGCTTAGGCTCCTCGAGCATACGCGCACCCAGTACCGCCATCTGAGACTCCTTGGATTCCAGTGCCCGCTCCAATGCACCCAAACCCTGCCCCGTATACTCGAGGAACCCGCAGGTTGCATTCGGGCTTTCTGAAACCCAGGCCTTTTGGCTGCCGATATACAGCCCCTCTCCTGAGTCTACCTTAAACCCAGCAGCCCAAGGAGTGGGCAAAGCGGTGAAGTGCCTGCCATGCTCAAGGTCGGCAGAGTTCCTGTAGTGGGAAAGGTTGACGTTAGCGATGTCGAGTACCGGGGGCTTACTGATCGTAGACGTGTTGCCCTTAGCACCGAGGAATACGAAGGGGATACGACTTATGAAACGCCCTATCGCATTCATGTATACCTCATCCTTTACCAAGCGGAACTTAACGTTCTTCTTGGCTGCCCCTGAGGTACCTGAGGAGCCTGAGGCTACCGGATCCTTTACTTGTTCCCAAAGAGTTTGGCTTACGTAGAACCTATCGGAATCCGACTTTGAACGGAGAAGCTCAAGAACTCGATAGTAGGTCTTCTCCTCGTGAGTGAACCCATCGTCCAGCAGTTCATCATGGGTCTCCCGAAGCACCACCAAGGTGGTTACGTTGGGTTCCCCATCTACGGTTTCCACCCTCCAGTTGCAAACACAGGTTTCTGGGTAATGCGTCCAGTAGGGGAAGGCTGAGGCATCAACCTCATCCGGGAAGTCAACGAGCACGCCGCCCCTGCTGGTGAGTACGATGTTATGGGCGCACACCTCCGCAAAGTTATTGAAGGACTCCTGAGTACCACCCGCATTGGGCAGGAACTTTTCCTTTGCAGTCTCGCTGAGGGTGGAGTCAAACTCCGGATCCTTTCGGAACATGATCCCCACAAGGCCGGAAACGGTCCTGCTTGTTGCAGCATAGAAGGACGCGCGCTTCTTGTATGCCTCGTAGTCCTCCTGGCTCTGTTTGGTAAGCCGTGGCAGGTACTTGTCACCTGCAGCCTTTACCGCGTCCTCTCCTTGATCGCAGGCGCGGCACTTGGCCCACTTCTCCGTGTACTTCTTGTACTCAGGATGGGTAGCAGCAATATTTGCAGTAGTGACAGTGCCTTTAACTCTCTTTTGATCAGCAACTCTAACAGCCATGATTAAGCTCCTTCGATTCTTACGAGGTCCATAGTTAAATGTTCGATAGGGTTGAGTCTATGCACCGGATAACCAAAAGCATCCAATAGGTGACTCATCTCCTTTTGTTTATTTCGTTCTGCATGCGTGTACTTGTTAAGGTACGAAATCAACCTCTTGCATCCCGGGTCTATGGTAAGGTGTGGTTCACCCTTCCTTGGTGCTAACATCCCATTTACTGAGTTCTCCCTATCCCTTACAAATGGATTTGCAGGAGGTGCATCTACCACGAATCCATGGTCCTTAATTATCCTGAAATCTGACTTACCTCCTCGTTGGGAAGTCTTCCTAGCGTCCCCCGTAGCATCAGGATAGATTGTCTGAATTCTACACTTACCATCCTTACCTTGGAAATGATCCTTAAGGTATTGGCACATGTAATCAGTATCGGCATTGGGCAGTTCAATTTCTTTGACTACATGCATATGCTTTCCGTTCCTCCAGAAAACAACTGCGGCCATTGGGTCGACGTTAAAGTCCATCCCTACAATCAGTTCGTGCCCCGGATCAGGCAGACTAAATACATTCGCTTCCTTATTGAAGCCATAGTAAACACGACCACCTGTAAGGTTAATGAACTTGCCATCAACGTAAGCCTGTGCGGCTAGGTCAGTAAAACCTTTCTCTAGTCGTGCTGAATACCCAGGGCCTAGAGAAAGGTTATCCCGTGTTGAGGCGTGTATGACGAAGGTATCGAAGTCGCTCCTACGCTCCCCTTCGCATACATCGTATCCCCAGTTAAGTTGCTCAGGGGTTCCTGTAAGGAATAGCTCCTGCCTCCTTGCATCCGGGTGACGAACACGAGCGTAAACCTGATCAAGTACATCCTCTGGTTGGATGAAGGGTTCGTCGATCCCCGCACTGCCGATGTTAGGACCTTTTAGGGAATCCGGGTCGTCACCTGAACCTATCCAAATGCGCCCCTCACGTCCTCGGTAGCGGATGATGAATTCCCACTCCGACTTGTTGAACTTCCACCAGAAGTTAGGAAGCATGGTTTGCTTTCCGGAAAGCAGTGCTTTTAACGTAGGTACCACGGTTCGGCGCGCTATCTTGTAGGAGGGGCTCACCATTAGGTGGGGCACGATAACTTCTGAGCCTACCTGCGGTCCGTTATGGAGTGCAAGGGAAATGGCCCGCTTACCTCCTATGAAGGTCTTACCCGAACCGTAACCCGCTACGAGGGCCTTAAGGAAGGCATCACTCTCCCACCAAGCCCTCTGGTAATCAAACATCCCACCTTTCAGCACCTTCGTACCTTCAAGTACAGGATCTTCTTTTCGCCAAAGCATTACCTGCTTACTCCTCTAGTTCTATTGTGCGAAGAATCCTTACCAATTCCCTACGATCCACCTCAACGGCCCCATTGGTAACCGCGAGGGCGCGCTTTGACTTGCAGATGTCGTAGTGAGGATACTTACCATGGTTTTGAAACCACTTGCGGGCGACGCCGATAAGGTCTGCCATCTCGTGCAGCTCAATAAGGGTATCCGCTACCATGTGGCACATAACCATCCTACGATAGCGGTATACAGATTCGTCTACGTATACAGGCATAGGCTTACTGCAGTACCGGGGACAGGCAGTACTTGAGTTCGATCCTTTCACCTGTAGTAGTATCCAACCAAGCAACGTTTACCAACCCATCGAGTGTGCATTCCTTCCCGTGAATTGACGGGTAGCCTTTCACTGCTTGCATATCGTGGCCCATCTGCATGCGCTCGTTCATCCAGCGGTTAACTTCTGCGTGATTAACAAGATTGAGTTCTGACATTTATCCATCCTCCGTAAGTCGTTCCCATACTTCGTTGAGCTTAGTGTCCTCGCGCTCAGTTAAGGTTAACCTGCCTACCTTACCAACAAGGTGGGCAATAAAGTCCTTCTCCCAAGCGCTTGCACGATTAATCCGTTTAAGGCAGTCATTGATCAGCTGCCTTTGTTCCTCAGTAACAGTATCCATAGTGATTATCCCTTAAGCCTGTGAGCAACTAGGAGCGCTTCATGCTGGCAACGCAGCTGAGTCAATGCCAGCTGTGCAAACCCTGCTCCTGTTTGTGCTCCTATAGCGAAACCATACAAAGTACAAAAGGGCAGCCACCTAATTGGGTGACTACCCTTAGAGTAAATCAGCTTTGCAGCTGCCTACCCGACGGATTCAGCAAAGGCCACTGCAGCAATGCGCGCCTGATCCTTTGAGCGGATAACGAACTCCCCATGTCGTTTATTGGGAACGTGCTCCTTGAGGGTTGAGTAGAATCGGGGACTTCCCCAGCCTACGAAGAACTCCCTGATGTTGCTACCAATCAGGTCTACCCACAGCCTCAGGTAGGGGAACAAGCCGAAGTTGTCCACTGTAGGGATGAAGTCCTCCTGGTACACGCGGTCCCCAATGGCAAAGGAACAGGCTGCCCTGTGACTCCAACCGAAGTAGGCTTGGTGCTTCTCTGACCAGCCAACAGTGCAAACAGTATCCTCACTGGTTGCTACTTCAGGGGCAATGCCATTACCGCGCAACCACTTGATCGTTGAAGCCCAATGGTTTCCTGCGATGTAGTAACCTTCACGATTGAAGTATCCATCGAGCGAGTAGAAGGAGGCATCCTTGTTATCCAACCCAAGATAGTCATCAGATGGCTGATAGGTATACTTGAAGATACCCAGGTGGTTGTCCACAGCCCTGCAGCTTAGGACCCGAACGGAATCGATGTGCATTTTTCCAATCCTCCAAACTTGGTTAAGGTTGTTGTTGGGTTTGATACATCGATCACTGGTATGCCCATCCTTACGCAGTACTTCTTTGCGTCCGTAGTTCCTTTGCCTCCTTTAAAAGCAATGCACAGATCAGGGCGTGCGTGTACCATGCGCCTGTTACGCACTGCACCGGAACCCTTGCCCGCAGCGCTGTCCCAGTCAGCGTCGAAGGTAACGAAGGGGATACCATTCCGCTTTGCCCACTCCCTTGCAAAGGTATCAACACCTCGGGCTCCTCCCTCGTACAGCACCTTAATTGGGAAAGCGCTTAGTGCATCATCCAAACGATAGGAAACCTCATGGTAATCCCTGCAGTTCCTACCACCAGTGACCATCACGGAAAAAGCCAGAGGCACCCGCCTCCGGCTTCTATCTTTCAGTTTGACCCTGCGCATAGGATCAGTCGCCGGCGTCCTCGGTGAAGGTAGCCTCCTCCTCGAGGGTACCTTCGTCCTCACTGAACGGCTCCTCAGGGAAGAGCTTCTGTACCTGGCGCACCAGGATATGCAGGCTCCCGAGGTAAGGCTGATTGAGGCTTACTTCGTGAACCTCCTGCTCATTGGCCTCCAGCTGTTCATAGGTACCAGGCACCGTGAAGGCCTTTGGGCTTACCCAGTAGCGCTCCTGGGTACGCTCGAACTGTACCAGTGCTCGATCCGGTTCCTTGATGATCAGGCGGATATCCACCAACACACCCAAGGGATAATTCGTTTCACCCATCTTTACTCTCCTTTACAGTTCAATGCCGAATGATTCGACAAACCAAATAGGCAGGTTTACTGCATGCAGACCTACCTCACGAACCTGCTCACCCAATGCATGATGCGTAATGGGCTTCACACCTACGGGGGTTTCAACAAACACCCGATGGGCTTCTACAGCAGTAATCCGAACAACAGCAGGCAGTGTTATTACCATTGCAAAAGCTCCTTAATAAAAAAGCAGCGCTAGTCAGGCCTGACAAAATACCACACTAGCCTGAGGTTCCAAAGGCTAATGGGGTGGAGGAGGAAAGGAAGGTCAGGTACAGTATTGGACACTAGCCGCTGCGAAAATCATTCACTCCCAAAGTTTATACGCCTACCACAACGAGGACAGAAAAACCCATTCCTGGTTACAAAGAAGAGGTCGTTGCCACAGTTGCAATGCCACCAATCCTCTTCGGGAGTAATCAGATGTTTGGGTATCCCGCTGCATCGTTTGCACTTGGGGCACTCAGCAGCAGAGTACTCATTCTCGAAGGATTGATCCTCCCACTCATGCCCACAGTGCAGGCATGTTGCGGGGCTCACGATAAGGCGGTCGATGCGGGGCTCAACTTTAAACTGCAACAGCCTAAAGGAGCGCTCGACATTGTTTTCGGAATCGTCCACTACGACTCCTCACCTCGGCGGCGGCAGTAGTCTTCGTAATCCTCAAGCGCCTTGTCCCCATCTTCCCACGGGTAGATAAGCCAGTAGTTGTTCGGGACCACCAGCGAGGGCCACCACCCCATAAATGAGGGCTGGGCTTCCCTCTCACGCAACAGGTTTTTGCTTCTCTCCTTTACATGCAGTGCCAGGTAGTAATGATCACTCCCTAGCCTGCGGTAGGCATTCTTTAATGCATGCCCGGTGTCTATTACGTCATCCACCCACAGTACAGGCCCCTTCGTGTCCTTCAGGTGTTGGTCAAGGTCCAGGATAAGGGGAAGATTGGTAAAATGGGACAGGGTTACAGCTATAGGCAACCCACCTCGAGGCTCCCCATAGATGCCTGTAGGCCTTCCGTAAAAGTTGTTGTACATACCATTAAGCAATGGTGAAACATCTCGGCACCATGCGTAAACCGTATCCCATGGGATATTCACAGGAATCATACTCATTATTAGCAGGTCCTTTTTAGGTTGGTTAAAAAGGGAGGCTGCAGGTAGTCATATCCGAATCGGAACCTACAGCCTCCCTCACTTCACCGAGTTATACTACACTAAGCAGACACCTCCCTGTAAGGTGCGCCTAGCCTTTCTCGGCGTTGTGGGCCTACCTCATCAAGCCCAGGCCTCCTCGGTAAAAGGACTGGGTTGCGGATGGATGGGGGCGAAGCGCGAACCAAAAAGCAACCAGGCTGGGTTGACGTCGAGGACGGCAGCGTACTCTTTGATACATCGAGGCATATGGCTATGCCCATTTTCGATCTTCTGCACAGTAGCCTGATTGCTGTTTGATAGTACTCCGAGCTTGTCCTGGGTGAGGCTCTCATAGGCTTGCCTTGCTGATCGCAGCCTCCCACCGAGCGTGCGGAGGATACCCAACCGTTCGAGCCTAAGTAACTCCTTGCGGACACGAACAGCAGCAAAGCTATCGAAAGCAACGACAACAGTTGCTGTAGCTTCTGCATCCGTTTCCTTTGTGGGTGCTTCCACATCACTCCCTCCCTATTGATTGTTTCCCTTGTTGCATGCGCTCCAACTCGCAGATGATTACAGCGGCTGCCGCAATCAGGTTTTGCTCCACTGAGTCCGGAGGCGAAAAGTTGCCGTGTGGGTTTCTGTCGTTGTCCTGGTTGAAGGGGTACACGGCTTGCGGGTGTCCCAGCTTGTGGGGATTCCGGTTACCCATGATGTGCTGAGCCTGAGCCAGGTGGGCGGCGGCAAGGGTTACCAGCTCCTGATTCACATGGTCAAGGTCACGCTCGGGTGTGTGTCCTCGGCTTATGAGTTCGTGGCGCTTCTCGAAGATAGCACCATACGGGTAGAACGGATAAGGTCCCGGAATATGCCTCGGCCTGCTAGGGGAGTTGTGGGAATCCCCAGTATCGTTACTCATGTTGCTTTCCTCTTGGTTTGTTTGTTAATGCACTCAAGCTATACAGCTGAGCCTGTTCCTGCTTAATGCAACTTGCTAAGGGTTGGGTACTGTGGGAACTGAGGTTCCTTTCCCATATCCCCTTGCACAAAGTGATTACACGCCCATCGTACGTTATCGAACCACTCACTCAACAGGCCATCGGCAACGCTTGCAACAGCCTCCGCAGGATAGCAGTCAGCGCTTTTCCGTAGGGCTGCCTTAAGGTGGTCGCTATTAACACTATGCCCTAGGTACTTTGGGGCACCTGCGTAGCCCTTATCTACTTCTTCCTGAGGAAGCCACCATACTGAATAAAATCCTGCATTGGCGGCGTAGAACATCTTGGCCCGCCACTCCAACCTGTGAGCTTCCTCAAGGATTTGTTTGTCAGGTTTCATAGCGGCCAGGCAAGATGGGAAACCTTGTACTTCTTGCACAGGTGTTCGTGATACAGTCGATAGCCGATTGATCCAACAATCAGGCCCATACCTGCACCAACAAATGCACCAAACAGAAAAGCGCCTTTCTCGCTCGGGACCAGCAGTACCCCTACCCAACCACCCAGGATTGCAAACAGTACAACGGGTCCGAGGGAGAGCAGGTTCTGCGCTGCATTTTCCCACTGAGTCATATTGTGGTATTCAGTGGGATCAAGGATACGGGTTTGCCGCTTACGTGCAACGATAGGATCAGGGTGCATAGTTGTTCCTCCTCATTGAATTAAAAGGCAGCAGGCAGTTGGTGTTGTTTCAGCTCTATGGGAAGAAAGCGCTGCCTACTGCAAAACCTGTTACCAAGCCTATACGCATGACCTTATAGGAATGCATCATCCGGAGCGTAATCTTCTGAGTTCTTATGACGATCCTCTGCAAACTCCTTGCCCCAGGTATCCCTGTCTCTCCGCTCTAGCACCTGGAAGTCCCTGCGCCAGTAATCGTTACCAGGTGCATTGAGTCCAGTGTTCCTTGTTCTAAGGAATGCAGCAGCTGCCCTCCTACAGGCCACCATGAACCTGTAGTAGGATTCCTCGAGCTGGGTTTGTTTGGAGTTCCAGTCAACCCGACCTTCCTCCATCGCTTCCTCAAAAGCAAGGCCGCGCTTCACCCAATGGTTGTAGGTTCGCTTACTCAATCCTGCAAGGTCGCACACTACACTGGGTGGGTTTCCCTCTGCAAGCAGATCAACGAAATAGTCCTCCATTGCATCAACAAGTGAAGGCAGACCTCCCTGGTTGCTTGTGCCGGGTGCCTGTTTGCATTGAAGGATTAACTCTGGGTACCTGCCTTCCTCTATATGCTCCACTCCTATGTGCTCTACAGAGGCGCGTAAAGGTACCCGCTTTGTAGGTTTGCTGCCTTGTTTGGTATTGCGCCCCCTTCTACGGGTGGGCTTCCTTGTTGGGATTTGCTTATTGCTCCGCATATGCATAGGCCCTAAGTGTTGGTTGGTTGTGAAAACCCATAACCTAACCTACGCCTAGGTACCTATGACTATATGGGATGGTATGTGCTGTACCTAATAAGACCCTACCTGGTGCTAGGCAAAAAGGCTCATTATTATTATAAAGGAGGACACCCTGTTACTCAGTGTCCTCTTCCTCTGCCTTAGCATATTCAGCAGCTACCTTAAGGTGGTTGATAGCTGCCCCCAGCTCATCTACAACGTCTCCCATGCCCTGCGGTGACCTCTCCGAAAACCTTTTTAACACTCGCAAGGCCTCAACATGGTCACCAAGGAGCTGGCTAAGCGTAAGCGGAAGTGTTGCCTGTGGTATGTCCACTCCTCCTCTCAATAGGGTACTCATCCCTAGCACTCCCCTCCCTGCTGCTGAGCTACTTCGGAGTCAATCTTACTCCTCAGGTCTGACTTTTCATCCCCATCCATGGTGGTGGAAATGAGTATCAGGTTACCACCCTTGGTATACCTTTCGTGCACTGTCACCCGCTTGGTAAGTAACCACTCCATCCGAATGCAGTCCTGGTATCCGCTTTCCTCACCTGCCAGGCAACCCATCTTGGATGCGTAGGTTCGGCGCTCTACCATCCTCATCAGGACCCACACGGTCACCGCGGTTGAGGCAATAGGCCCCAGGAGCAGTACCCCTACATACCACCTACCCTCCGGTTCATGGGCATCGAGGATTGCATAGCTGATAGCCATTCCGATAAGGATAACTACCAATACCACCACCACTTCTACCAAATGCGCTTTTCCTTGTTTCATCTTCGTCACCTTAGTTTTTACAAACAACGTCCTCAAGCGAAGGACCTCTTAACCGAATCGTTACTTCTACCATCCTATGGGACTCCGGTTTATCCCTTGGGGGCTCAATTGCACGCAGCTGCGTAAACACCACGCCTGCCTGTCCCTCTTGAATAAGCCGCTGCAGGCACTGTGCAAGATTGATTGCTTCCTTGTTGGGATTGGGCCTATGCATTATTCCTCCTCAGTTGTAACTGTTGTTATACCCAATAGGGGGTGTACTCGCCTGTCTTGGTATCCTCCAGATCACAAACTCCATCGTTATCCACTACCCATAACACTGCATGAATGAATGCACCCAAGGTTGTACGGAAGGGCTTTGGACCGCTGGTATCCTCTGGGTAGTGGTGTACAAGGTAGCGCTTCTTACTATCCACGCTTAAGCCCCTCCCTTACTCAATGTCCTTCAGTATGTTCCGCGTCATCATGGACTGCACCGTAGTGAGGGCTTCGTTCCACTCATCGGATTGGTGCAGTGCATCGATCAACTGCCCGTAGTGTTGCTCAGTAACCGTAGTCCTTTTACTCATACTACGGTTAAGGGTACCTACCTTATCCATCAGGCGCTTAAGGGTACTGCCGCAGAGGTTCAATTGACCCTCCACCATCTTCACCATGGAACACTGGGATTGGGCGTAGTCCTCGGCTGCCTTCTTCTCCGACAAGCAGGCCATTACCTCCTGTTGACTATCAGACAACGTCGTTTCTGCTTGTTCGATCTTTTCGTAAAGATCCTGCACCAAGGCATTGAGGCGGTGGATTTCCTCCTGCTGCTCCTTCAAGCGTTCCTCGTTCTTCACTGCAGAGTACGCCGGGTTGAGCTTTTCGTGATCAGCAGCAGCCTTATCCTCGTGATCAGCAGCAAACGTCTCCGATATTGAGCGTGTAAAGGAATCCTTACCTTCTCCCTCAGAGGTGTCCGGCGCAGGCCCTGCAAAATCCTCGAGAATTTGTGTGGGGCTCCAACCTTTCAGGGCTTCCTTGAGGGGAGTAGTTGGCTCTACCTCGATCTCCCCCAAGCAACCCAGGTACTCAATATCCTTGATGCACCCAGTGGGGATGGAAATATAACCGGTAACCTGGTCCTCCCCACCCAGGTCCTCCAGGCCTTCGTGTACATGGGGAACGATGAGCTTCTCAGTATCCCCATCAACCATCAGGTACCCAATGCTCTCATGCTGGGTAGTGAATTTGGGTTTGCGGAAGGCATCCAGTACCTCCTGCATAGCCTCCCACTGGCCATTGCTACCAATGCTGTCAACCCAGGTAACTTTTACGATCGGATAGATACTACTCATTTGCGCTAGCTCCTAATTGAGGTTCTTTGGTTGGGGGAAGTGGATTTCACCATTTCCCATGAGGTTGTAGTATACCTTCCCTACCTTCCACTCACCAGTACGCACCATGTGCTCCTGGTTTGCGTTGTACGGCAGCAAATCCCCATCCTCATCGATGAAGACAGGAAAAACAAAATGGTTGAGTGTTGGGTCCGCGGAAACTTGCATCAGCTCCCCATCGTAAGGACCTCCGACTGCTTTTCTCGTTACAAGTTGGCGCATGCTAGCCCTCCTTACTTAATCGTGTCAGATTTACTACTGCGGTGTTCGTCATCCCAATACGCCTGGTCAAGCAACCATTGTGGGCATGCCTGCAGTGCCCTAGCCCTTCGGGTTCTTAGGTCCTCTGCCTGCTTCGTATTGTAATCAGGATGACGAAAGTCATAGGTCCACTGCAGATGCCTATCAGGATTTAAGGAAAGCCTTACCATCCTTAACTTCCATTAATCGTATTCGGAGTATCCGGGATTATGTAGATAGCTACCTTATAGGATTTTCCTGCAACCCTATAGGAAGGACATACGCTTGTAGTTGCAACAAGCGCTTCCTTAAGCCCTTCCTGAGGAAGGCAGGAATCAATTGCTGCCACGAGGAAAAAGGAAGCAGGTGCGAGCTTTTCGTCATTAGGATTTTTGAGTGCAGCCTGTAGGGCCCTGCTAAGGTTATCCCCTGCAGTCTCTAGGTAGTCCTCAATAGGACGATTCGGGTTGGAAGTTGGCATCTAAATCTCCTTCGCGCGCCTGCGCATGAATAAACCTTAGCCTCTATACCCTAAAGGGTATATAGAGGCTAAATAAGGTAGGTTTGTTAGTTACGGAAAATCCAAGCGGAACGAATGACTACCTTATCGATATTTTTGGAAGCTGCCTTAAGGTTTGGTGCAGCAGGATCCCACACTTGGGATCCGTCGAAGTAGACCATGTGGTACCCATCTTCCCTGAAGGTATCGATCATAAGCATTGCATTAAACCTGCTTGCAATGAGGTACCCCTTGAGTTCCTTTTCAGTGTAGAGGCTGCCTGACATCCACCTTTCCCTGAGTACCCTTTCCTCAGGAGGCAGTGAGGTTACCAGGTGTTCCTTTGTCACCTCGTATTGGTACGGCATTCCCAACGCGTTCAGCAGGAAGAAAATCTCGGGCTCTGAAATTCCCTTAGGAATGTTTGTGTCCTTGAGGTGGTCCTCTGGTTTATGGATAAGTGAGCCCCGCACCTCTTCCTCAGAGAAACCTGAGGCCATCCTTATACATGCAATTACGCAATCCGCGTTTGTACGTTGACCAATAAACTCCTGCATTTTTAGCAGCTCCCAGCAATCTACCCTTCTAATTCAGCTTGAAACCTTAGCGGACCCGCTGCCTCCGCTTGCCTCCGCTGCGTTCACGCTTTTTGCTTGCGCTGGTAGCGCGGGGCTTAAGAGGAACGCGCCTGCGCGCTGCGGTCTTTTTCTCGGTGCGCGGGCTTACGCTAACAGGAAGTGGATTATCCACGTTTATGGAATCGGGCAGGATACCCAGGGCCTCCATCAGGGCAACCAAGTGCTCAACCTGGATCATGGTGGCAACAGGAGACCAAAAGATGCGGCCATCGCTTTCCTTCAATTCGGGAGTAAGGATTGAGTTGTAGGAATCCCCCATACCGCGCAGGCCAGCCCCTACCCAAATACTGGTTGCAATTTCACGCAGCGCTTCGATATCGATGTTTTCGTCACTCTTCACGATCGGTCTCCTTGAAAATGTTCCTCGGTATGGGCTCGTTTGGATCAACCAAACCCATAAGTATTCGTAACTGGTTGAACATAGAATCGGAGGCCATAACCGCACGGGAAAACCTTACAACTCGGAATTTGAGTTTCATCAGTTCCGAAAAGGCCTCTTGGTGAACCTCCAGGGTAGCGAACTTCTTACCGCAGGTGAGGCACTCGCGACTCCTCCTTATTCCGGATCCTAGGGCATTGTTGCGCTTTCGGAAGCGGGTGGATACAACTCTGCTTCTGCCGCTACTGCAATGCGGGCAAGACATGCTGCCGCTTGCCTCTGCATCCTCCGCCAGGGCACGCTTTACTTCCGCGGTAAGTGGAAAGCCTAGCGCGGGCTTTTTAGCTGGTGGTTTCATTTTAGTTTTACTCTCCTGGTAGGCAGTTTTGTTGATCCCTTACTCCTCCGGGATTTCAGGGGCTTACTTTTGCTGAGGCTTAAGTCCCTCTCCTCCCCATCAACAACCAGACGGTGGTCGTTGGAGTAGTCCTCCTGATAGGTGTGGTGTCCAAGCCCAGCAGCCCTGGTATACAGGCCGTAGTTTTGTTGCGTGAGCATAAGCAGCAGGTACGCAACATCATAGGGGATTTCAAAGGTACCCTTGCCTCGGATTGAAACTGCGTTGGAACCCTTCGGATCAACCAAGGCAGCTACCTGAACCTCAACGTCCGAGGCTAGGCAATCCTCGTAGTGCTCCTTTGATTCAAGGTGACCTTCTAAGCCCTCAAACAGGTCCCTGTTATCCCCAGGGGCTAGTAAGCGTGTACGTTTAGCCATAGTTCAGTAAACCTTCTCAATAAAGCTTCCTTGAGTGTCCCTTACAACCTTCCACGATCCTGTGAAGTTGCCTGATAATGTTCGGTGATCGCAAAGCCAAATAACCTTGCGTTCTCTAACGGCCCTTTCGCGCAGCACCTCTACCAGCTGTTCAACACCTTCGGGGCTCAACCAATTTGTAGGTTCATCCCAAGCCTCTACTTGCAGCTTTGATCCGGTTTCCGCTGCAATCAGTTCTGATAGTGCTATAGCACCAGCTAAGCGCAATCGTTGAGACTCCCCACCACTCCAGGACTCCCAGGGTACCTTCTCCTCGGACAGTGGAGCCTTTACTAGCACCTCAAGCCTTGCTGAGGTTGCATCCCCTTTTTTGTTTATACGCTTAGTTGAAAAGGTAAGCTCCCAGTCACCAAGCCCTATGGTATGCAGCACGGAGTTTACCACCCGCTGCAATTGCCCTAAGGCATCCTCCATAAGCATAAGGCGAAGCTCGCGGAATCCCGTTACCCAAAACTTGGCAAACTGATAGCGATCCCTCAAATCCGCACCATTTATTTCAAGGTTTGAGAGTTGCCGTCTAAGGCTACGATAGCGTGCCTCTAGTGCTGCTATTTTGTCCTGGCGTTTGGATTCCCAGCTAGCAATGGTACTTAGGTTGGACTCCTTTTCCCTTATTGAAGCGGACACCTCAACTAGGCGATCTTCAAGGGAACCAAGGGCTTTATCACTAGCGCTTAGGCTGCTTTCAAGCTTCCGTATCTTTGAGCTGATAGCCCTACTATTTTCGGTGAGGGTTGCAATGGAAGCATCGATACCTTGCATCTCGTCCCAATAATCCTGCATACGCACCATAAGGCGAGTGGTTTCTGATTCTCTATGCATTCTGCTGAGGTGTTGTCCGCAGGTTGGGCAGTTACCCTTGGATTGCTCAAACATCTTGAGCTGTTTTTCGTCTGCCTCAATACGCAGCGACAGTTCCTGCTTTCTTCTTTGTAGGTTATCCTTAGCCTCTCTATGCTCTGAAAGTTCACCTTCTAGCTCCTCAATTGCATCGGGAAGATGCTCGGACTTCTTAACTGCTTTATCTATCCGATTTAGAAGTCCTTGTTTTGAGGTTTCCAACTTCTTAAGGTCCCGCTTGAGTGCTGACTCTTCCTCCTTAATCCCTATGGATTCAGGCTCCAAGTCCTCTAGTTGCCTAACGGTATTCCCGAAGTCCCCCTCAACCCTGCCAAGCTCGTGATAGTTATCGCGCTCCTCTCTAGCTAGGTCCGAGGCGTAGGCACCAGCTGCCTTGCTATAGTCAAGGTATACGTTGAGCCCTAAAGCGCTGCATAGTACTGCTTCCTTCTTAGTAGGATCTAAGTCAAGGAAGGTGTCGTTGAATTGACCAAAGACAACAGAGTTGAGGAACGAGGGATACTCCATCCCTATAAGGCGCTCAAGTTGTGGTTGCTCTATGTTTTTATTTCCACGATCGCCTACAAGCATCAAGGAATTGGGCTTCCAGGTACGGCGAATAGTAATAACTTTACCCTTGGCCTCTACAGTAAGTTGCACCATTACACCACCAGGCTTTTTACTACGCCAGCTGCTTATGTCCCCCGCCTTCAAGCCCCTTACTGTTTTGCCATATAGGCACCAGCAAACAGCATCCCATAGGGTTGACTTACCTACAGCATTGGCACCTAGCTCAGGCTTCTCGCGGTTTTCCCCTGTCATGTAGTAAACACCAGGCTGCCTTGGAAATAGGAAAGTCTGGTGCCTATGAAAGCCCTTAAATTTTTCTAGGGTAATTTTAGAAAATCTCATTTCTTAGAAGCCTTCAGTATTTCAGCACCCACTTCAGTGCATAGCTCAGTGAGTTGGGCCTTATCCGCAAAAACCCTAAGGGCTTGCTCAGCACTCCGATAACTACTGCCTAGTGCCTCTGCGGCCCCTAGTAAGTCTTCATCATCCTCGGCAGCCTCCAGTAAAGGCACCCTAACAATGCTTCTCTCCTTAACTCCGCCGTGCACAAGGAACCCGTGATCGTCACAGGCCTTCAGAATCAACGAACGGGCTATGCGCCAATCCTCGGGGTCCTTTGAGCTACCCGAAAGTTCCACGCTAACATGGTCACCTTCAGTAAGGTCCCAACGATCGACAAGATCCTCGAAGGTTTCTATGTATCTTGTTAGCGGCAGTTTAAGGCTTGCGCGCTTTACTGTTGTAGGAAGCGTAAAAGTATTCCACGTAACCTCACCTCTATCCTTGGTTACGAGTAGAAACCGCCCCTCGTACACATCACCAAAATGCACCCCGTACGGAGTTCCTATATAAGTAATAGGACCTAGCTGTTGAGGTACATGAATGTCCCCACTAAAGCATACCGCATTGAGATTTCGGAACATCTTGAAACTACTACCTGGAAGTTTCGATCCATTGCTAGCCTTAGCTCCGTTGAAGGTTTCGTGCATGATAATCACGTCACTATCCTTCAGGTACTGGAAGTTAATATCCTCCCGCTGCTGCATAGGCTCGTAGGAGTGGGGGATAAGATAGGTGAGGAAACCAGAAAGCAACTGTGTCCTAGGTCTTGTTACTACCTCAACCCCTAGATGCCGTAAAAAACCGAAGAAGGGGTACTGAGGATCGTTAAGGTGGTCATGGTTACCAACAACCCATACTAACTCACATTTGCAGCGGTCCCTTAGAAGGGTTGCAAGAGTCATAAAGGAATCCGCTACCCTTTTAACGAATCTCGCCTTATGGTCACTCTTCTTATCCGTTATGTCCCCCGCCACTACAACGGCCAGTATAGGCGTGCTTGTTTTCACGGAACCAACCACAGCGGACAGTACCCACTCAAACACCTGCCACCTATACTCGTGCTCCGGATTGTCTGTAAGGTGCCAGTCTGTAGTAAGTAGGATCTGAGCGCTCACTTCAGATGCCTCCGTTGCAGGACAGAGGTATCTCCCGAGTAGGTTTCCATTGCATAGGCTGCAAGCAAACAGGCATCCGCAAGGTTATGCGCCTTACTCTTGGCAATCCTTCCCCAATCAACTTCAGGGTACCTTTGACTTGCAAGCACCACCGACTTGTCCTTGCCCTTTCGGTTACTCAACCCGAAGTGGGCTTGCCATGCCTTTGGTTGGATGAGTCGAAAAGGAATCCGCCGCATCTCAAGAAAGGTTTTCGTCGCGTAGAAGGCTCCCCCAAAGGTAAAGGCAGCCTGCCTACCTTTCACTGCACCTGAGTTAACCTCCTCAAGCCCTGCAATGAGAATAGGGCCGTGGGTCTGCGCCATAACCCTAAGTGCCGGGATGTAAACCTCACCCCGTGCCGAGTGCATTACCGGCATAAAGCTATAAAAGGTTACCCTTCCGGTTTTCCCATCAATAACCACGATTGCACCAGAGATGCCTGGATCAATCCCCCATATTGTAGGCATCAGTACTTACTCCTCGTTGGTAGGAACTTGGACTCCGTGGTCTCGTAAAGCTCGATCACGTACTTGCGTGCCAGTTTCATACGCTCCGGGTCCTCAAGCAGCTTGTTAATATGCACTGCAGTGAACTTGGAAGGAACCCCGATATCCTCAAGGGCATCCTTTGCCTTGATTGACTCGAGGTAGGCAACGCAGGCTTCTGCATCCTCCATCCCATAACCGAAGACGATCGGATACTGACACTCCCGGAAAGGTAGCCCTACCTTGTTTTTATCGTTGCGGGCTCTTATATCAACACCGACAACTCGGGCAACTCCCCCTATCGTTTTCTTGCGCTTTTTCACCTCGGCCAGGACCATAACGAGGGATGCATAGAAGTCCAAGGCCTTACCACCACTGCGGGTCCACTTCTTACCGAACACCGCGCCTATCTTGTCCCTGATTTGGGAAATGATGATAAGGGTGACGTATCCTGCCTTTATCTTGCGGACAAGCTTGCGAAACATCTCAGACATCATTTTGGCCTTCTCCTGACCATAGGTAGCCTCGCCGAAGTCCCTCTTTATCTCTGCCTCGGAGGAAAGGGAGTCCAGGCTGTCCACGATAACGAGACGCTCCACCTTGTCCTCAGCCCCTCGGTCGGCGAGAGCTTCAATAAGGCCCGCCATAGCTTCCACGCTTTGGATGTCTTCGTGAAAGTGAATCTTACTTACCGGTATCCCCAGGGCCTCCGCGTAGTCCTTATCGAACGCGGATTCCGCTTCGATATAGTGAGGCTCACCTTCGGGATAGGTAATGAGGAAGTTTACTACAGCCTCCATTGCCTGCAGTGTCTTGCCTGAGGACCTGTCCCCAATGATGTTGGTAACGCGATGCAGCGGATACCCGCCACCCATGGTGCAGTCCAAGGGGGTACAGCCCGATGGTATGAACTGTACCCCCTTCTTAATGGCAGAGGCAAAGTAGAGGGATTTCAGTGCTCCCTCAACTCCCTTTGCCGGTTTGTCTTGGGCCCCCTTGATAGGTCTCCGAACTACCTTCTTGTTGGTAGTTTTCTTTCGTGAAGGGCCGGAGGCCTTGGCGCCTGTGCGCTTTAATGGCTTTCTTTGCATGCTGATAGTGCTCCAGTAAAAAGAGGGCGTCCTTGCCCTAACAGCGCATACCCAAATTTGCGCAGGCCTTAACGGCGGCTACGACGGGAACGCTTCGGTGCGGGCTTTTCAATGCCCAGCTCGGCAGCGATGTCTTCCGCCAACTCCTGCTCCTCACCCTCGGGGTAGTCATCCGGATCGATGTCGATGCCCTCGTCGTTGATCACTTCGCAAAGCGAGTCGAAGTCCTCCTCCGCCATGACCATCAACTCATCCCAAGTGAGGCCGTCGCCTTCCTCGGCTTCCTCTTCCTCAGCTTCCTCTTCCTCACGACCACGGCCACGATGCCGGCCCCGGGTACCATGGTAGTCGTCATCCTTCTTGGACTTCTTCGATCCACGATGACCGCCGGCGAAGGCTTCCTCGATCAGGTCGGAGTCGATTTCGGCAAGCAGCTCAGGCAGCGGATTTTCAACGACAACCTCAAGCCAGTCGTCTGCGTTCCTGCCCAGCTCGCTGGAATGGCGACTGATCTTCAGGCCCTCGTAGCGGGTGCGTTGGCCTTTGCCGGTTTTGGTGAACTCAACGTCGTATCCGTTTTCGGGATCATCGATGTTGAGCACCTCGCCAGTGCGCCTATCCACCATCTGAGCGGCCAGCTCCTTATCGATGGAGCGGTAGGGGGATGCCCAAAGCTTCGGACCTTCCTTCTCGTTGTCCCGGTCGATAACCCAATAGAGCACGCGGTGAGCCGGATTCAACTCACGTGCCAGGTCCTCATCCCCATCTGCGGCGGCCTCGTCGGCAGCGTCGCACACGGCGCAAGGCTCCCCTTTCATCCTCTTGGGACACAAGTAGGCTCCCTCCTCAGGACCTACACCGTAGTGCACGTAAGCATCGAGGCCGAAGTGTTCCGCGTCATCCCAGGTAGGCGGCAGAATGCGGATAAGGTTATCCCCGTCCGCAGGGGTGAACCTCGGATGGTCCCCTACCAGAAAAGAAGGGCCCCGGTTACCATCGGCCTGCTGGCGACGGCTCACGTCATCAGCACTGCGCGGACGGTAAGTAAAGTTACCACCACCGCGACTGGAACGACCACCACGCTCACGAGAGGAACCACGGGATTCGCTACGATCCCTGCTACGGCTGCTACCGCGATCCGAGGAGCCCCGTGGGGCACGAGTGCCGCGTGACTCTGTACGGTTTTTTCTACGCATGATTACTTACTCCTTATCATCTATGGGTTTTACTGCGCTTGATACTCTTATGCCTTAGCGGCTTTCGAGTTGATGTTGCCTTCTTCCTGCTGGCAAGTGTGCCCGCTTCACTGCGGACATCTGTAGATACCGAAGGATTGCTCCCAAAGTATTCAGAAACATAAAGACGGGCGAGGTGGCCCAGCATTCTTGATCGTGTTTCGTAGGCCTCTTTGAGTGAGGCTATACGCGCCACCATACTCTTTTTATCTTGCAGGCGCGCGCGTAGCTTCACAACTTCAGGGTCCGTCATAACCTCTGACTTCACCTTCCCCTCGGTGTAGGAAATACCCTCATCGTCGTACTCCTTGCGGATATCAAGGCCTACTTCTGACTCCAAGCGGTCAAGCTCATCCTTAAGCATGTCCCTTTCATCCTGAAAGGATACCAAGGCATCCGCCACCACGCCGAACAACCAGGGCTGACGCATCAACTCTGTATCGAGGTCTAGCGGATCAATTTCCAGCAAGGCCTTAAGCTCACTGAAAGTGTAATCGGAGCCCACAAGCTCCTCGTTCTTATCACGCATGTTCGTATCCTCTATGATTGATACGCTAGGTAGCCAATGGCCCTAAGGATTGGTGAGTACTTCTCCGAGCCCGCACAGGGTGACTTAAAGGCATCCAATACCGCTACCAACCATCGTGCATCCCTTGCACCCTTCGGGCTTAACAGGATAGAGGACATATAACTGAGCACGACCAGCCGGACACTTTCAGGAGAGGTGTTATCCTTCAACCCTGAAAGTATTCTGCAGGCTTCCTTGTAGTACTGATCTTCATCACGGCTAGGCGGATTGCTAAGCAACCTGCACAGCTCAATCACTTCCGCGTTCCCCTGCTCTACCTCCTGCAGTATCTCTGCGGCCTCTTTGCTTGAGTCACATGCAGATACCTTGCTGAGGTTAACCACAGCCTGACGAGCGCTGCCAGCAGCAGCCTGCACGCATACGGAAAGCACTTCCTCAGGAACCTCCCCTTGGAACTCCTCATCGTTAACCCAACCTACAAGCTCGAACAGGTCGTCTCGGCGTAGCTCGTTTAACGCGTAAGCGTGGCAGCGGGTACGAATTGTTTTGGGCACTTTTCCGCTTTCCGTAGTGCACAGTACGAAGTAGACGTGGGGTGGAGGCTCCTCAAGGGATTTAAGCAGCACCTGCCACGCTTGCGAGGACAATGCGTGCACCTCATCGAGGATAACCATCAGGTCACCTCCGTTGAGTGGCTTATTACGCAAGCTTGTTACAAGCTGGCGGGCATCCTCAGCCTTGGCGTAGGTGGCTGCATCTACCTCCCGAATGTTTTGAGGGTGCTCAATACCTAGCAACTCCCCGGCGATAATACGGGCAATGGTTGTCTTGCCCACCCCACTAGGTCCCTCAAGCAGAATTGCATGCGGAACCTTATCGCCTAGGTCTTGCAGAGACCTGATAACATGGTCCTGACCTATTACTTCTTCAAGTACCTTGGGGCGATAAAGGATATGTAGATCCTCGAGCTGTTCACTCATCTTTTAAGTTCTCCTAAGAACCAGTAAAATTGGTTAGCACTACTGCGGCAGTACTTCGTCGCTTCGGAACTCCCCGAACGTTTTCATATCGAACCAGTTATCCCCTGTAGTGACCTCTACCACAATAGGTACGCATACCCACTCGAAAGGTACATCGCACATAATCCTTACCACATCCATGATGCGATCCTCAAAGGACCTGTCGTCCTTCATGTGAAAAGTAAGGTCATCGTGAATTTGCATCATTGGTTGCTTACTGCGGTTATGCAGCACCCTGCGATTCCTGAACTTCCCAGCAGGGGGATAGGCAGCCTCACTGCACCGGTTCATCGCATCCCCAACAACCTCTGCGGTGGTTCCCTGTATCGGGCTATTGATCAGCTCGTTCTCCTTCATTGGCCCATACCTACGGCGACCATTCAGGGTTTCAATGTACCCATACTTTTTATAGAAGCGTTTTACGTCCTCCTGCCACTTCTTAACACCGTCATAGGTATCCCAAAACAGCTCGTACACTGGCTTTATAGTTCTAGCTTTTAGTCCAAGATGCAGTGCTGCCTGATCGAGCGTAGCCCCATAGAACAGTGGGAATGTCCAAACATTCTTCACATCCTTACGGAACCACTTAACGAGCTTTGCCTCGTCATCCTTATCATCGGTATACTTCTCCGCCATCTCATCTAATTTTTCAGGCGCAACGATCAGCAGTTCATCTGTCCACTTTTGGTGGGTATCGAGCCCTTTCCATAGCTCCTCAATGTAGGCCTCATCCCCTGAGGCCATTGCAATATTACGTGCATCAATTTGACCGTAGTCAATAGCCACTAGCTTATAGCCCTCAGGAGGTACGATGATACTGCGCACGTAGGCATCCCTTCTACTGGGCCAGTTTTGGTTATTGGGATCCTCTGAGGACAAGCGGCCAGTCACTACTTTGCTGTTGGTGTAGTTTGTATGCAGGCGCCCATCGTCATGCAACTGGTCAACTACACCATCAACGTAGGTTCCTTGAATCTTGGTTATGTTGCGGTACTCAAGGATTAGCTTAGCTATCTTTACGGGCATCTTGCTAAGTGCTGCCTCATCCACTGAGTACTTATTGGTTCTCTCGTTCTTACCTTCCGGGCGTTGTAGCACCACACGGAACAGGTCCAACACATCCTTGTTATTTGAGCCCGGATTAAAGGTATGACCATACTTAGCCTCAAAGCGTTTTACTGATTTATCCTTAGCAATCTCAGCAACAACGCGCTCGTAATCCTTGGCAAGCTTTTTACTTAGCTGCCTGCGCCGACCCTCATCAATGCACATGCCTTCCTGCTGAGCCAGGGCAAGGGTTGGTGCGGATTGAACCTGGTACTCGTAGGTGCGCTGGGTACCTACATAGTAGGGGCTGGTGAGCTGCGCAAGCATTGGGTACATAAGCGCAGCAGTCCACTTTGCGTCCAACCCGTTGTAGGGTAGGATCCGATCAAGCTTTTCTGCCGCTAGGTTCGACATATTCATCTTGGGCGACAGGGCTTTAACGTTGAACCCGAAGTACCTCATAGTCAACGATCCAAGCCTGTGGGAGGACCAATGGTTCATCGCATAGGACATACTCATCGTATCCTCCCATGAGGCAGTCCTTAACAGGTCTTTGCCGAATTCATACGATAACCATTCCTGCTCAAATTTCAGATTCTGCGCAATCCAAATGGGCCCGTCGTAAAGCATCTCCCGTAGGCGCTTATGGATGCGCCTAAAACCGTGCCTATTGGTTTTGTAGCAACCTTCAGTATGGTATAAAGGAAAAGAAACCCCTCCTTCTGCGGTTGCGAGAGCTACCGTAAGGATATCGTTACCTACGTTATAGGGGCGCAGGCCCTGACACTCAAGGTCGATCCCGCACTCAGGTTCCCCTGAAAGCTCATCCATCCAACCCAGCACGTTATCTACGTCGTAGTTACTTTTGCATGTATACCAATCAAGGCCTTGCATTGCTTCTTCCTTGTTTGGTATATGAGGTACTGGGGGCAAACCTTCTTGCAGCATATCTTGCAAGCGCTGAAGGTCCAACTCCATAACGTGCCTATTAGGATCATTGAAGGGCTCCGGTGCCCCCCTCTTACCTGGATTGCGGATTACCCACGAAGGATGGTAAATCGGGTATACCCAAAAGGTATGATCCTGAATACGATAGGGGAACAACATACCTCGCCAAGATTGGACCCTGGTATCCTCCAACCCAAAGCCGCCCAATAACCACTGCAGTGGAAAGTGGCCCGTAGCTATCAAAACCTGAGGTTTTGTTGCTACGATGTCGTCCTCTATATACCCACGACAACACGCCAGTTCCAGGGGCTCAGGATTGCGGTTACCATGCGGATGGCAGTTTATAGTATTGTTGAATCTAGCTACTTCCAAAAGGTCACCCATTGCGGGTCTAAGCAACCTGCCAGCCTTACCTACGAACTGCTCTGCTTTGAAGTCCTCTTCCTCCCCTGGTGCTTCTCCTAAAACATACACGGAGGCATCCTTCGGTCCCGTGGGTTCCATTTGAGGAGTGCGCAGCATGCGCCACTCCTTCTTCATCGAACAGCTATCGCAACCCCGCGTTGCTAGCACCTCAAGCGTTTCCTTGCTTAGTGATTTACCACCCTTTTGAGCCCTTGAAGAGGCCCCAGAAAGAAAAAAGCCCATACCATCTACTCCTCAATGCCGCTGGTTAGGTTAGCTTGTGGTTGCTACCAGGTGCTCAATGATCGTATTACCTACCTCTGACTTGAGGTAAATGGAGTGTGGGAGTATCGCCATCTTCTTGGGCTCAAACTCAAGCCCTCGCAGCCAGTTGGGGGCGGATATGAAAACGTGTGTATGCATCCCGGGCCCCTTGAACGGAAGCGCATCCTTCACCTCACTACCGAAGGCCTCTGCCCTGAGATGCATGAAGGAATCCTTGAGAGTAACCTCAATACGACTGTCGCTGCTGTCCTTGCCTGCAACAATCGAGGCGCGGTTCAGGCAGTCATCCAAGCCCAAGGGGGGCGCTACTGGCTTTATCTTGCCGATAGCGTTATGCCCCAATACATCCTCGAACGCTTCAACGTCAACGGAAAGGTTGAGCTTGGTAAAGGCACATGCAGCAAGGTACTTTCGTGACGCATCCAGGAATAGGCAGAAGGCCTGCTCTGATTCCTCGTCGATGTAAAGCATAACCTCACCTTCCTTGTCGTAACCGAAGTTGCGCGCCAGTGAAAGTACCTGCTTGCAGAAGCCCAAAGGAAGGTTTGCTTGAACCTCACCACTCTCGGTTTCATGGTCCTCAATGGTTATCTTGGTGAGGGTTTTATTGTCCGTTGAGTAGAGGTGCATTGCATCCCCTACGTGGTCGATGGTAATACCCAGCTGTACGTCGTACATTGGATTCTCACCTGACACCTTTACCAGCATCTCCATTGCCTTCAACGCTTCCCCATCGAGCGGAACCGCAACCCCTGCCGTATCCTCCCCGTAGATGATCTCACCATCCACTTCATCCGGAGGTGCAAAAAGGTAACTGGAAGCATCCAGAATGGGAAGCTTCATTCGGGTCTTGCCCTGCTTGATCACGAGGGAGTCCTTATCCTGCTCAAACTCCACCTGGGAATAGAACGTACCAAGGCTACGAATGAGGATATCTCCGGGAACCGCACACTCAAGATCCTCAAAGGCCTCGTTAAAAACCACGATACCCAGGGAGTCGTTGTACGCAAGCGCCCAGGGGCCGTGCTCCTCAGATTCCCCGAAGCATAGGTAACTGAGGATAGGCAAGATGCCCTTAACATCGAGCGCAGGTTGCAGCATCTTGAGATAGGTGGAGAATTCAGTAGGTTCTACTTTTACAGTCATTGTGGGTCTCGCTGATAGTTGGGAAAAGCGGCCATTGCGTTATTAAACACTCTGGGGTAGAAGAAAGTACCCAAAAGGTTCAAACAGCCTGACCGCATAAGCTTGGTATAAACAGTACGCATAGTAGGTACATCATGTACTGCCGGGGCTCCTGCAAGGAATACGTTGCAACCCTCGCCATAGCCCCAGCGCTGCTCCGCTAGCTCCTTGGCCTCGCGTTGAAGTTCCATAAAAAAGTGCCCGTTGGCAATATCCCTAGCCCAATACTCCTTGCTGAGCAACTCAAGGTATCTGGGACCAACTAGGGGTTTTATGTGACTCTCCAGGTACTCTGTAAGTACCCGCTGCTCCTGCTCCGAGTGTCTATGTAAGTGATCCTTTGCACCCAACTCGAAGGCCCTGTCCGACGTCCTAACAGGGGCAGGGCTTCTAGTGTATGTGTACCTGAACTCCCCGTTATGATTGCGCACCTTCGGGATGAGGACCCTGCCGTAACGCGTATTAGTGCACCAGGTTGACGAGTCAATGGTGTACCAAGGAAAGCGCGCTACCAATTCAGGGCTTGTTACGGCAAACCCGTGTGTTTTGTATTTTGGGGACCCATCCGGATTGCTAAGCAACCTAAAAATTTTGTCGGCGTGTGCTATGTAGGAAGCCTTCGCACTGAACTGACCCAGGCCACCGATCCCTATGTAGTCATGGTCATCCATATACCTACGCAGCCACTTAAAGTCCTCCCCGTTGTGGAATACAGGTACAGGATTTAATCCATTTTCCTCCAGGTATTTTTGAAGCTCCCAAGTAAGCTCCGCGTTACCAATCACGTCCAGGTTTACTACGAACCTAAGACGATCAGCGTGTTCGTGACAGTATTCGATATACCTCTCAACGTAATCCTTGAATGCCTGGGACCTGATAACATCGTACTTCCTCTCGATTGAGCCCCCATCCCGCTTAACGACCATCTGCATATAAACGGAGTGGGCACCCGAATCGAGGGCATAGGAAAGTTGATTAGAGGTTATGAGGTCAAAGGCGCTACTATTTCTAAGCCGTTGCTTTAGCACCTTAGTCCCTCCTTAACCAATACTCAACCTCTGAATAAGCGGATCCTCCACCCCGGCGGCCTCGAAGCCCCGCTGCCGCAAAAGACAGGCGTGACACTTCCCACAGGGTGGAACCGCGCCGGCGTAGCAGGTGTGGGAATAGGCAAGGGCCTCCATTACAGGCAGCCCGTATTCCTCCTGAAGGTTTACAGCAAGGTTTACTGTTTCCCTCTTATCCAGGTAGAGCAGGGGGGCCTCCAGGATAATGGGGGTATCGGTAAGGCCCATAATTGCTGCGTTAATGGCCGCAGCCTGAGCCTCGAGGAAGGTGCTACGGCAGTCGGGATACCCACCGAAGTCCTCTTGAGATACCCCGGTAATGATGGTGGCAGCCCCCAGACTAACAGCACGGTTTGCCGCAACTGTGAGGAACAGCGCGTTGCGCATGGGGACGAAGGTTTGTTCGATGCCCTCATCAGGCAGCGCATCCACTCCCTCATAGGTATCGAGCGCGTGGCTTCTCGAAACCAAGGGGCTTGTGGATTGGAGAATACCTTCAGGCATGAAGATAATCTCGTGGCTTTCCACCCCAAGGATCCCAGCAGCCTTTTTCGCCGACTCGAGTTCCACTGAGTGCGCCTGACCATAATGGAAAGTTACCGCGTGTACCTGCGAAAAGACTGCCTTCGCATTAGCGAGGCACGTTACGCTGTCCTGACCTCCAGACAGCACTACCAGGGCAGTATCCTCTTTCAATTCGATCATATCAATTCTCCTTCTTAGAGAGTAGGGGGGGGGGTTAGTAACCTTAGTTGATCAATTGCTCGATACGTTTAAGGTT